CTATTTTCCAGATATTCCGTATATTCTTTCGTACTTCGGAATGGTGGTTTTGACGATAAAAACATCAAGATCTTTCAGGCTGCCATTCTGAAGCTCGCATGATGAAATAGCATCTGAGAACATGGCCAGAAGAAAATCACGAAGATCTTCCGCTGGCTTAAATGTGGATATAATCTTGACAATCGTGTCTCCGAAAGCGATCCAGTCAAGGTATGTTTCGAGCTTATATCCATAGATCGAGTCCCTTGCTATATCAACACCGTATTTCTTAAAGATGGACCGATTATTTTTTCGGATATGTTCATTTCCGTGCGCTTCAGCCGCAGCCAGTATTCCCATGCTTACAGATCCCAATGGGGATCCAGGAACAGGGGTGGCATGCTGCGCCTCTGGTATAAAGAATTCGTCTTCTCTATCCTCTTCCTCTTTCTGCATTAGCAGCTCAATATCCTTTGCCAGTTCTTTGTCTGATCCGGGATAAAGGTGGGAATAGGTATCCCACGTTGTTTTGATGGACTCATGGCCGAGCCGACGGGAGATCTCCTCGATTGGTTTCCCCATGTTAATGAGCATCGCAACGTGGCTGTGCCTTAAATCGTGAACCCGGATATCTACATCTCCTGATCGCTTGATCATCCGCTTGAACTCGCTGTACAGTCCACCCTTCTTAAAATAGAAGATCCGTTCATCCGGATTAAGCTGCATACTGTCAATAAAGTCGAGAACTTCTTTGTGGAGTGTTCCGGGAACGGTAACCCTTCGGATGCTCCGCTTTGTCTTTGGCATCAGAAAATATTCTACACCATCTACAACGGCATAGTTCTTATTGATGTCGATGACAGGATCTTCCCGCGGCACATCTTCCGGGGTGATGGCCAGCACCTCCCCCTCTCTTACGCCGGTATAGAAGAGTATCTTAAAGGCGATACGATACGCCGGCTTTTGTTCAAACTGCAGGGCGTGCTCGAACTGATCCTGCGTCCAGAAATTCATTTCCGATGCGCGGCTCTCCCCGATGCTCCCGGCTACATAACAGGGATTTATCCTTAGACGATAGTATTTTACTGCATAATTAAATATAGACGAGAGCTGCGAATTGATTGAATGCAGATATGTTTCGGCATAGGGTTTGCCGTCTTCGTCTCTGTAATCTATGAGCGAATTTTGCCAGCGCCGGACCAGATCTGCATCTATGTCGCATATCTGCATAGCTCCAAAGAAAGGAATCAGCTTTGACTCTATGATGTATCTCTTGCTTTTGAGAGTGGTGAGTTTCAAACGGCTATCCATATCCTCGAGATAGTTTTTGGCAAGAGAGGAGAACAGTATTGTGGGCTCCTTGGAAAATCGGTCCAGAAAGCTCTGTTCGTATTCTCTGGCTGCGCCTTTGGTGTCGAAGCCCCTTTTGCACTTATGTTTTTTCTCGCCGAGCCAGTCGGTGTAGTAAAAATTTGCATACCAATGCGTCTTCCCGTCCGCTGTCTGATATTTGTATGCGGGCATAATCAATCTCCTTGTCACATAAGATTTGACAAACAGCCCCCAAATGGATATAATGTACTTAACAAGGGAACCGTTGGTCAGTGTACACCTGACCGCCGGGAAAATAAGTTCTATAAAAATAGCGCCTTACTTTACCAGAGCAGGGGCGCTATTTTTTGTGCTTCATTATCGTTACGACAAGGGTAATTACGGCACAAAGCATGATGACAAAAGTAAACAAGTCACTGTATGTAACCATAAGCACCAGCCTCCTTCCTTTCGTCCGGCGGCTGCATAGCACCTCAACGGTTCCCCGGTTAAGTACATTATACCGATGAGATCTTATTTGTCTTTTAAATTTTCTAAAGCGCCCATGAACAGCCGCTTTCCTCTTTTCGACATCCCTCTATAATAACGTATGATATCTTCCTCTTCTTCGGAGGATATCATTTCTGAATAAGGTACGGAGCCGATCAGGAAATCCATCGATGTATTTAACGCCTTTGCGATCTTGGCCAATATATCGATATTCGGAGTGACGGATCCGGCCAGAATTCCAGATAGTTCTTCCTGCGGAATGTCTGCGGTTTCGGAAAGTTGTTCGGGCGATAAGCCGCCCTGCGCCAAAAGTTCGGAGATTCTGACGTCGATGTAAGGCTTCATCGTCTCTGGATCCAGAGCTATCCATTGCGATTTAGATTTTCCCAGTAAGTAATCTGAAGGAACATGGAAAAATTCTGCTATCTTAATTAAAACCTGGGCTGATGGGTTTGTGTAGCCTCTTTCTATATTAGATATTACCTGACCAGAACATCCGGCATATTCACCGAGCTGCAACTGAGTGACGCCGATATCTGAACGAAGGCTTTTTATTTTCTCTCCAATATTACTCATACAATACACCCGGATCTTAGTCCATGCCTAGAATCTCTTTTGATTCTTCTGTGATCTGCTCCGGGGTTTTAGTAGCTTTTGATATCAATTCCCCGGTTTTGTAATCATATATGTCATAAGCGTCCTTTAAGTCTCCCTGCACATAATAATATTGTCCAGAGTCATAATCTGCTACAGAGATGATTTCCCACTTGGGGCTGCTTACAATTCCTAAATAATTATAGGAAACAAAAAGCTGACGATCATCATCTACTGTGCAAAGTGCGTCGATGGAATACACTCCAGAATTTTCTTTGTAGTTCCCGACAATGGCTTCGCTTATATCTGATACGCCAATACTTATCATGATTTCCTTGAAATCGGTATCAGCTATACTTGTGAAGCCGTCAATATCCGGGAATGACTGCAGTTCTTCGTCTGTGTTCTGCTTAAAATCAAAAGCCGGACCAGTCGTTTCCGCTACATTTTCAGCGCTCTTTTGTGAAGCATCTGATTCGGCGCTTGGGTTGGGAGTCGTGGCTTTAGTAAAATCCATTATGGCACTGATCAGCACGAGGACAGCAATCACTCCGCATATGCTGGCAATGATAATCAGCCACACAGGCTTTTTCTTTTTAATTTGAAAACCGCAGCTTGGACAAACTTTAGCGGAATCGGAAATTTCTTTTCCGCACTCCGGGCATTTTATCATACTCATAATAATCTCATTCCTTTCTACCCCTTCGGTACCACTCGAAGGGGATTATTTTGCTTCTTTTAATTCCCCTTCATATTCACGACTTAATCGTTTCAGATATCCTCTTAATTCCCCTTTAAATTCTAATTGAGCATCACGGGGAAGCTTATGGATTAGAGAAAGCCATTCAGCATCTTCTACTGTCAAAGAAGATTTTTCGTTCCCGGAAAGTAAATATTCACAAGAAACGCCCAAAAACTCACAAATTGGGATTATCATTTTAGCCGGAGGATCAGTCCCCCGATTTTTCCAGTTAGTCATAGTGCTGGTGCTTATACCCAATGCCCTGCACAAATCCGCTGCTTTTAGAGACTTTTCCTCTAATAGTGCTAAAATCCGCTGGATAATCATAAATCTCCTTTCGAATCCCAAAATGTGAGCAAAAAGTATTGACAAACTCACAAATGGGGATTATTATTAAAACTGTAATAACCAAATGTTTAAAACACTTTTCAAAAAAAGAGTGATGGCATCACTCAAGGTGTAATGCAAAATGAATAGTTACTGATCGGCTTCGGCCAGAAGAGCCTTGTTATTTTCTTCGATCATAACAGAAACGGCCCTGATGACAGCTTCAGCAGAAGCTTGAAAAATCGAAGCAGTATTTAATGGAACACCGCTTGCTTCAATATCGGTCAGGATTTCACGGTTGGCATCTGTAAACTCTGATAATCCGATACGCTGCAGTTGTTCCGACCACGATGAGGTCTGATTATTCATAGCAGCTACTCCTTTCTGTGCTTATTAACGTATACCGTTATTCTAAAGCATGATTAAACAAATGTAAACAACAAATGTTTACAAGGACAACGGGAGGTGAAATTGTGAAACGAACTTTGCCGACATGGTGTAAAGAGGTCAAAAAGTCAATGATTGATGATGATCTGAACGTTACTGAACTTGCGGAGCGCGTAGGTCTGAGCAGAAATTACGTTTCCGGAGTGGTAAATGGGCGTGTATACGCGCCAGAGATTGCAAAGATAATCAGCAAAGATCGTAACATTACGGTGCCTTACACGGAAAACATCGTTTGATTATATTTTAGCTGATGAAGGAGGATAGATAAATGGGAAAACATGTTACGAAAGCCGCAGGGAATGTCTTCGCAGAAGCACGTTATCAGGCTGCGACGTTCAATGACCGCCTTTTTAGTAGAGAGGGGGCGTCAGAAGAGCTCGGAATTGACCGGAGCAGGTTGGCCAGGATTGAGCTTGGCAGTAAAAATCCGTTTCCGGACGAAGTGCTGATGATGGCTGATATATACAATGCGCCGGAATTAAAGTCGTATTACTGCAAAAATATGTGCCCTCTTGGAAAGGACTTTCCGGACGTTAAGCTGGAGGCCCTGGACAGGATAAGCATTAAGGCACTGTCTTCTTTCCGGAAGATTTCAGCAGCTAAAGAATTGCTCTTGGACATTACGGAGGACGGAGTGATAACGGAGAACGAAAAAGGTGATCTCAACGAAATCATCAAGACATTGGATGAGGTGAGCAGGATCACGCAAAGCTTAAAAATATGGGCAGAGAAAAATCTGGAATAAAGGAGGTGCCCGCATGCCAAGTGGAGTTTTGAAAGAAATAACGGCGGAGGACAGATCTTACTATATGGCAAGCGACATAATGGCGCTGCTTGGGATAAGTAAATCCAAAGCATATGACGTAATCCGAACAATGAGAAAGGAGTGTATTGACGCAGGGAAGCTTACAAAAGCGTATCCGGCAGGACGCATTCCTAAGAAATATTTCGATGAATACTGCATGATCAACTGAGGAGGTGAATGAAGAAAAATGTACGGGTACATTTGCCCTGACTGTGGCTGTCATCTTGATCCGGGGGAAAGATGCGACTGCAGGGAGGAAAGAGAAAGAGAGAGAGAAAAGGTGACAAAGATCTCGAAGTTTCTGAAAGTGGAAACGAATGGTCAGATGAAGATTAAGTTTGAGGAGGTCGTATGAAATATTTAAGACTTTATGATTTGAGGAATGAAACGGTGACAATAATACCGTATCCAACGAAGCCCGTGGATGCAAATTCAGATCCACAGGATATTCAGTCAAGGAAAAAGAGGGTAAGAAGACGCATGATCCGGCGGGCGAAACGCGCGGCTTTTGTTATAGTAGAAGCTGCAACGTCGCTCGCATCAGGGCTTATCTTCCTGCATTTTGTTTCTGAAAAGTTAAGGGAAATCAGAGGCTACGATGCTATTGGGAGCGAGTATTTTGCGGCGGGGTTCATCGCATTTTTTGTGTTTTTACTCTTTGAAAAGGTGGGTGAGTGGCTGTGGACAAGAAGACAATAGAGGAGGCGATAGGGCAGGAAATACCAGAGGAGCTTTACGAGCACGCCGTGACAGAGGCAAGAAAAAAGCTCCAATCAATAATTCAGCGTTTTGGCGATTGCGACGGCGTTAGACGGACACCGGGCTATCTGACTGAATTAGTGATTGAAGCCGTTAAGTCAGAACTTTTAACAGAATACACTCTGACTTTGGCGCTTGCCAGATCGCGCGCATAACTATTAAAAGCAATTCTATTTTATCACGAGAAAGAGAGGAAAGCAATATGAAAGATGTTATGGCATCATTGCCGGAAGTAATAAAAGAATACAAGGGATACAACCTGCTGATCCCGACAGCAACAGACGTTCAGCTCAATCCGTTTTATAAATTCCATGTGGAAGAGGTCGCGGTAGATCTGAGCGAAACCAGCGGAGATATTTTCAAGGTCGGATCGATAGACACGGGCAGGAAGGACGACAGGGGCAATAAGATCTATGCGGATGCCTTTTCGCTGTCGAAGCCTTTGCTTAACAAGTTGGCAATGGCGGCAGGGATCCAGTTCAATCCGGAGCAGACATACGGGGAACGTATTGACCGGGTTACATACCGGGCGCATGCACAGGGAGCCATGCGGAAAGCAGACGGAACCTGCCGAACAGAAACAGATCAGAAAGAGATTTGCCTTGAAGATGAAGAGGAAAAGTACAGAATCGAATTCGCTGATAAGGCTGCCAGGGGCATTACGGACGACAAGCAGGCAAAAGCCGCTGCGGAAATTTTTAAGGGAACATGGACCAAGGCGAAGAACAAATATGGAAAAACTGTTGATGCCTATGTGATCGACGAGGCAGACCGCGAGAAATATATCGAGAGATCTGTAATGGTGAACATGTCACTTCTTAAAAAGACATGGGCGGAAAAGGCAATCACGGGCGCAAAGCTTAGAGTAATCCGGGCCCTGCTTGGCGTGAAAGGAACATACACAAAGGAGGAGCTGCAAAAGAACTTCGCCATTCCCACGGTAGTCTTTTCTCCGGATTATTCGGATCCGGCGGTGCGTCAGGCGATACTTACACAGGGGATCAGCTCGGTAAACAATATGTTTGGCACGCCGACACTTCCGATCAAAAAAGTAGAATTTGAAAATGACGCTGCCTTTGATGTGGAAGCGTTTGAGAGCAATCCTGCATTCCAGAGCGACGATCCGGATGAAGACGTCCCGGACATCCCGGATATTCCGGAAGAACTTCCGAATGAGCCAGAAGCTCCTACTCCGCCGGAGGAGGAAGGATATTTCTGCGACGAATGCGGAGTTGAGATCAGTGAAAAGGTGTACGCCTATTCGCTGAATAAGTTCGGGCGTCCGCTGTGTATCAAATGCCAGAGAGGAGGGAACCGGCAATGAAAATGATCAAGATTACTACTGACAATCAGATTTCAGTGCACGACTTTCCGGAGAGGAGCTTTGAGGAACAGAACAAGTCATTAAGAGACTATATTGGTCCGAAATGCGAACTGTTTGAGCGTGTTATGCCGAAACGCCTGTACAACGAACTTCGTGGTTCCAGGGAAAGAGGGAATTGCGTAAGTATGTTGGTGGACGAAGATGGGCATTACAACGGATCATCTGAAAATATCGTGGCATCATGGCTCTATGAAACAGATAAGCATGGCCACCCAATACTTGGGAATGTTCTGATTGTCGGAGAAAAGTTGGAAGGACCAGGCATCAGCCTTTGTGGAATCCCGGGAGATCAGTTCGATTTGCTCTTTCCACAGCTCAGAAAATTAACAGAGAAAGCGAGGAAAATAGGATGAAGATTTTACATACAGCGGATTGGCATATCGGTCAGTTTAAAGGACCGGTCGAGGACGGAGTAAACCTCCGCTCTCTCGATACGGTTAAATGCCTTGAGTTTATGGTTGAAACGGCAAAAGAAGTTCGTCCGGATTTGGTCTGCGTGAGCGGAGACGTCTTTCATCAGGAACAGATCGGACCGGTTCGGTATTCGGATGAAATGGTTACAGCGACAAGGATCATCGAAGATCTGTCAGAATGTGCAAAGTTTGTGGTTGTGATGCGTGGTACGCCGAATCATGACGGCGCCGGTCAGTTCCGGGTGCTGACAAAGATGCTTGAGAAAAATAAAAAGGTTGCGGTGATTACTACACCGCAGGTTATCTCAACACCGATCGCAGACATTGCATGCATTCCCGGGTTTGATAAGCAGGAGTTTCGGTCAAAGTTTCCAGGGTTATCTGCAGAGGAAGAGAATCTGACATGGACCAAGTATATATCAGATATGGTTATGGGATTAAGGGCTCAATGCTCAAACACAAATATCCTACCAGATATGACACCCAAGATTTTAATGGCACATTATACAGTACCCGGATGCAACATGGAATCTGGACAGACGTCTTTCTTTTCAAACTTTGAACCGGTAATTCCGAGGGAGGCTCTGCAGACCGCCGGATACTCTGCGGTACTTCTAGGGCATATACACAGACCTCAAATTCTTGAAGGTCTGGATAATGTGTTCTATTCCGGAGCTATTAACGCCATGAACTTCAATGATGAGGGGCAGAGCAGAGGCTTCTGGATCCATGAATTTGAAAGAGGAAAACTGAAATCCGGACACCGATATGAGACTCCGTTCAGAGAATTTCAGACGGTTACATGGACTCAGGAGGATGTGGAGTCCTATTTACGGGAAGGAAAAATTTTCCTGATGAATGAAAAATATCCGGATCTTGTATCGGACAAGATTGTTCGAATCAAATACAGTTGCACAAGTGAACAGAAAAAGGCGCTTAATATCCCAGTGCTGCAGTCGGATCTCTATGACATGGGAGCGTTTTATGTGGCTGACATAGAAGCAGAGAGCATGGTGGAAATAGCAAACAGAGGGCTGCTGTCGGAAGAAAGCGACCCGCTCGTCAATCTGAAAAAATGGTTGTCTGAAAAATGCGTAAAAAATGCTGACAAAGTTGTGGAGCTTGGGGAGCCGATCATTGCGGCGGCACTGAAATCGGAATCGATAGCGGAAAATCACGGTGTGCTCCGACCGGTTTCGATATCAGTGAAAAATTATAGAAACTACAAAGAGGAGACCTTTGATTTCTCGGACGTTTCGTTTTGCTCCATTAATGGTGTGAACGGTGCCGGAAAGAGCAGTTTGTTTATGGACGCAATTGTCGATTGCCTCTACGAGGAAACCAGAGAGGGAGACAATAAGGCGTGGATCCGCGGGAGTGAAGATGCGAGGAGTGGATCTATTGAGTTTATTTTCGACATTGGAGAAAAGAGATTCCGTATTGTAAGGACCAGGACGAAATCAGGCAGAGCAACGCTGAACATATCACAGAAAGATGGGGAGGAATGGATCAATTTATCGGCCGAGCGCATCAAGGACACGCAGGCTGAAATCGAAAAAATCCTCGGTATGGACTCTATGACATTCCGGAGCTGCGCACTGATCATGCAGGACCAGTATGGATTATTCCTGCAGGCGAAAAAGGAAGACAGGATGACGATACTCGGAAATCTCCTGGGGCTGTCCGTATATGGCGTTATGGAGCAGGATGCGAAGAAGCGGCTTGCTGATACAAAAAGAAATCTGATGTCCAAAAAAGAAGCGGTGAAAGTTAAAGCTGAGTTTATTTCCGAGAAAGGAGATCCCGATAAAGAGCTGGAAAGTCTCGAGAAAGAGATAGGGGAATTGTCGGACATCCGCAAGATGACCGATCAGGATATTGAGGTATGCAAAGAACAGGTGAGCGGGTACCTTGAAGCGGTGAAAGAAGTAGATCGCCTCAAAGAATCATCCGAGAAAGCAAAAGAAGAACTGGAAAAAACAAGGACAGAAGCAGAAGGAATACAGCGCGAAATCGAATCTTGCGAGCTTTTCCTCCGAAATGCTGACATGGTACGTGAAAAAGCACAGGAGTATCAGAAAGCGGTAACTATGGTAACAGATCTTGCTCCGGTGGTGGCAGAGTATGAATCTGGAAAAAGATCTTTGGAAGAGAAGGAATCCCAGATCCAACGCTATGAGAACATCATCAATACCACTCAGGCGCAAAACCGCAGGATAGAGGAGCAGCTTCTTGAGATTGAGGATGCCGATGTAGCGCTGATCGACCAGAAGCTTGCTGAACTGGAGGAAAAGAGGAAAGAGCTCACGGCCATTCGGGAGAAAAAGGATCGCTGTGCTGCAATCTCGTCCGAGGTGAATCAGAAACATGCAGAAGTCACGGAATCTGTACATCAGATTTCTACGCAGCTCAAACTTGCAGAGGCCGATCTTGCGGCATATAAGAAACAGCAGGCTTTCATGGAAGACTCCGGATGCCCGGATATCGCGAATGCTACATGCCGGTTCCTCGAGAAAGCGAGAGAGGATGTAGGTAAAATCGCGCAGGTCGAAAAAGATATTGCTTCGATGCAGGAGGCCATCCGCATTGCCAAGGAAGATTACGCTGCATATGCAGGAGCCAAGAAAAAGGAAATGTCAGAGATTGGGTACTCGCCGGAAGAAGAGCGGAAAGTTTTGGAGGAAATTTCTGAGCTTGAGTTGTTCCGGAAAAAGAAAGAGGAGGCGGAACAAAAGAAGGCGCTGCGTGCCCGTCTGGAAGGCGAAAAAGAGTCTAACGATAAAACAATAGGCTCATGCATGGAAAATGTCTCTACGGTCAAAATAGAAAGCCAAAAGATAACGGAATCCGTTCACAGACTACTGGAATCCGTTAAAAAATACGAGGAAGCCAAGAGGACGGTTGATGATCTCCGGATATACGCAGATCAGGAAACAAACATTCCTGTCTACGAAGAACGAAAAAAACACTTGGAAGAGAAGCGGTCAGACCTGAAGGAACGGGAGAACCGGAAAAACGATGAGTGGACGAAAATATTTTCGGACTTCTTGCAGAAGCAGGAGCTGCTCTCCGGCATCCCACGGGGAAAAGAAGAACACTTACATGAGCTGGAGAAGAAGAAAGCGGATCTTGAGAAAAGAGCTTCGGAGCTTCAACTTCAAAAAGGTATCCTGATTCAGCGCTCGGAAGATGTGATGAAGATCCGAAAAGAAATGGATGAACTGAAAATAGAAATCTCCAAAGAGGCGGAGTTGGCATCACATTATGATGTACTGAAACAGGCGTTTAGTCAGGACGGGGTTCCACATCAGATCGTTAGGAACATTATCCCTCACATCACGGATACGGCAAACAATATTCTTGGCCAGATGACCGGCGGAACTATGGGAGTTGAGTTCGTCATGGAGCGGACCGTAAAAGGCAAGGATGGAGATAAAGCCACTCTGGATGTGCTGATAGCTGAATACGGAAAGACTACCTTGCCGTACGCATCAAAGAGTGGAGGAGAAAAGGTTAAAGCTTCTCTTGCTGTGATCCTTGCTCTTTCAGAGATTAAGGCTACTGCGGCCGGAATCCAGCTTGGAATGCTGTTCATCGATGAGCCTCCGTTTTTGGATGATGATGGAGCACAGGCCTACGTGGATTCGCTCGAAACAATACGCAGTCGCTATCCTGATGTCAAGATTATGGCTATCACACATGATGATGCCATGAAAGCAAGGTTTAGCCAGAGCATCACGGTCATTAAAACAGACGATGGCTCAAAAGTAATTTACTAGGAGGATAGCTGAATGGGAAAGCGATACTATTGGCTGAAACTGCCGGAGGGATTCTTCCGGCAGAAGCCGATCAAGAAACTCAGAAAGATCGCCGGAGGGGATACATATACGATTATCTACCTCAAGATGCTGCTTATCGCCATGAAGCAGGACGGCAAAATCTATTTTGAAGGGGTGGAAGACGACTTCTACGAAGAGCTGGCGCTAGAACTCGATGAGGATTCCGAGAATGTCAAGGTAACGGTACTTTTTCTGATCCGGCAGTGCTTAATGGAGTTGGTTGATGAAACGGAATACCGCCTAACGGAATGCGATAAAATGGTGGGTTCTGAAAGCGCAAGTGCAGAACGCATGCGGAGGATGCGGGAAAAGAAAGCGTCACTATGTGACAGCGAAGTGACGCGACAGTTACGCATAGGTGACGTAGAGATAGAGATAGAGAAAGAGATAGAGAAAGATAAAGATAAAGAGAAAGATACTATATGCCCGGAGGTAATAACCTCCGAGCAGAACGTATTCATATCCCTCCCCCTTGTAACGGGATCCGGTTCTTTCGATGTTACGATCAATTACCTTAACTCTCTTCGCCAACTGTATCCCGCTATTGATGTGGAACAGGAATTCCGAAAGATGTATGCGTGGCTTGACAGCAATCCGAAAAATCGGAAGACAGAGCGTGGGATTAAGCGGTTCATTACCGGTTGGCTTGGACGGGCACAGGACAAAGCACCGGCCATGAGATCTGCGGCGCCGGACAATCGCCGAATGACAACCGGACAGTACATGGAATCTACAGCCGATTGGTATGGAGGTGGAAATTAATATGACACCACAGGAGTTTGATGTGATAAGAGCTGCTATCAAAAGTGCGTATCCGACGTTTAACATCATGCCTGATAAGTACAGTATTCAGTTGTGGTACCGAATGCTTGGAGATATCGACTTCAAGATCTGCGAGACAGCACTTCAAGAGCTGATCGCAACACAGACGTATCCCCCGCAGATTGCAGAAATAAGAGCGAAATGTGCGGAGTATACATCACCACAAATAAAAGATGCCGGAGAAGCCTGGGGCGATGTACAACGTGCGATCCAGAAATACGGATATTACCGGTCGGACGAGGCTGTGGAAAGCCTGTCTGGTCCGACAAGGGAAGCTGTGGAACGGATGGGATTCCGGGAATTATGCCTGGGAGATAATCCGGTTGCGAACCGGGCGCATTTCTTCAAGATTTATGACGCTATTGTGCAGCGCAAGATCAATGACAGCCGACTTCCGGAGCTTGTACTGAAAAAGAAATCAGAGTACATGCTTAGCTGCGGGGAACAGGAGAAGAAAACGCCGAAAATCGAGGGCAAAGAACCAGACTCCGCAAGAAATGTATCAACTCCTGAATTTATAGATCGGCTCATGAGGGAGAAGGGATTGCGATGAAGGCGAAGAAAGAAGTGCAAGAGATACAGGGAACAAAGCAGGAATTCTTAAAAGTCTTTCGGGAAATGTGCTACAGCCGGAGTGCATGGCAGGTTTGGGCGGATCTCATTAGCATGATAGCGTGCTCTCTGGCGAATTCCACAGATCCGGACAAGGCGGGCGTTCGATATTTGGAGAGGGAGAGGGAGTACAAACAATGCGTAGAGCGCCTTGGCGGCGTAGATAAGCCGGCGCAGTGCATGGCGGTAATCGTCGAAGCGCTCGAAAGAAATCCGGAACAGGATTTCCTCGGAGAATTGTTCATGGAATTGGAGATCGGAAATCATTGGAAAGGACAATTTTTCACACCTTATTGCGTATGCAAGGCAATGTCAAATATTGTTACGGGCGATGTGGACGAGCAGATAGAGCAAAGAGGATATATAAGTGTTTGCGATCCTGCCTGCGGGGCGGGAGCAACACTGATTGCTACCGTAAGCGAGATGAAGTTGTCAAAATATAATTTTCAGAACCATGTTGTGTTTGTGGGCCAGGATGTTGACCGGGTGGCGGGAATGATGTGCTACATACAGCTTTCGCTGCTTGGATGTGCCGGATATATTTGCATCGGAGACACGCTGACAAATCCAGTAACAGGACATGTGCTTTTTCCACAGGAGAGAGAAGGACAGGAATTGTGGATTATGCCAATGTTCAGGATAGGTCCATGGGCCCATCGGCGGTTGTTTTTCTTACTCGGGAAAGCTGGATGGAATGAATACAGGGAAGCAGAGCGGGGAAGAGAACGGTTTTACATGTTTTTTGATTTTAACGATAAGGAGGAGAAAAGATGGGAGAAAATGTAAGGCATTTTACAACTGAACAGAAAGACGAAAACACCTACGGTTGGCCATGGAATGAAGTGGTTAAAAAGTATCTGGAGAGTGGATATTCAAGCGACCAGAAAGAATGCCAGGTTACGATCCGGGAAAAAGAGTACAAAATTCTCAAAAGGGATGCGGTCACGGTATTCTATGATGCTGATGGAAACACACTGTTTGATGTGACAAATGATCGGTTGAAGAGGGAGTATGAATCTGATCAGGGCGAGGAAGAGGAGAACGAAGAGGATTCTTCATTTGTGGAAATGGGGACTGCATCACTTGTTGATGCCGTTACCGGAAATATTCCGGCTCCGACTCCGGAAGAAGTGGAGACTGCAAAAAAGGCGAATGCCGGAGACGTATTGGCTAAAGCAAAGCAGAAACTGAAAGAGGAAGTAAAGGAGGCAAAGGATAAAGAGTTTGCAGATCCAATCATAAGACATTTGCTTAAGAGATGCGAAGAGGATCCCGGAATGGCAGAAGATATTATTCAGGATCATAAAACATGGCTTAAATGTTTTGCTTACATCCGTGGTCAGGCGCGGAAACGGGCTGAAGGAAATTGCGCGGTTGTGCGCGACGATCTGGTATATGAATGGGCGGAGGATTACTTCCGTTTGGATGACAAAGCACTTGAGGAAAAAAAGGAGAAAGAGCGTAAGGAACAGGAAGCAAAACGGAAAGCAGAAGCGGCGAAGAAAAAAACTGGATCCGGAAAACAGAAAAAGAAAACTGACGGTAAAAAGGATGACAGAGAAAAGAAAACTGTGGAGCCGGAGAAAAAGAACGACAGAGCTCCGAAGAATAAAGAGCCGGAAGGCCAGATGTCATTGTTTGATTTGCTCTAGGAGGCGATAAAAGTGGATAAGAGAAAGTTGTCAAAAATACCGCGACCGTGTGCAACGCAAAGGATGATTAATGATGCAAAACAACTGGAAAGCATGAATCACATGGTTACGGCGGAATTGATTGAAGATAAAAAGATTCTGCTTCTGAATTTCTTTAGAATAAAAAGCCTGGCTGGCGGAAATACAGAAGCAGAGTTTAGGACATTTCTGTCACATGAGGATTATATCACACAGGATTTGAAAACGTCAAAGACAAAGTGGTATACGGCATCGTTCGCCGGAATGTGGAATTTTAGCTTTACAGAGTATTTGTGGGATCCAGAGTTGAAGAGAAGTCGATATAAAGTAAACGTACATATAAGATCTGACGAAGAAGTAAAGACCATCAAAGACTTTTTTAAGGAATATGTAAACTCGGATGATGAATATTTACCATGGACAGCAGTTTATAGATTCCAACAGGAGATTCTTGATCGAAAGCTTGCAGAGCGGCATAAAAAAGAGACTGACAAGATAGACGCAGTGATGAATCCGATCAAAGAGCCACCCAAAGAATTTGAAGACTGGGTATGGGAGACTGGAATGAGCTTCAGCCGATACCTGATCTACAAAGAGGAGAAGAAAGGCGAGGCTGTATGCGAATGCACGCACTGTAAGAAAATCGGAACGGTTAAGAGAAAAGATATCAGGCTTCGGAACAATGAAAAGGGGATATGTCCTTTCTGCGGAAGCCGTGTAACGATTAAGGCAAGGGGGAAGATGCCGGGACAGATATCCGATGAACGTTGGTTCTTGTATGTAGATCCAATGGAAAAGGGATTCGCCCTTCGATATTTTCGGGCAGATCGGAGAATACGGAGCGATAAATATGTGGAGTTCACGATCGATAAAAGCCGGATTGAACAGGATATATTCGAATATAGCAGGGCAATATATACATTTCCGAAAGGAAAGCCAAAATATGAATCCTATGAGTGGGGAGTATATAAGCAGCGCGGGGAGTGCCGATGGTGTCCTGATCAGGGAAGAATAGCCTGCATGGAATGTATTTTATATCCGGGCAATCTTCCGGCGGCATGGGAGCATACCCCGATGAAATATTCGGCATTAGAAGTGCTGTCAGGGAATATGCCAACAGTAGCTTTGCGGTATGAGGATGCAATCTCAAAGTACATACAGTTCCCCAAGTTGGAATGGATCTGCAAAATGGGACTGAACAGACTGGCGAAAGACATTATAAATTGCCGATATTCAGGAAATATGGTAGGGAAAATCCGGGAAAAAGGATCCACCATATATGAGATTTTGGGGCTGAACAAAGTGAATACCAAGTTGCTCCAGGCGATTGATGGAGACCATTACGAACTTCGCCTTTTGCAAGTGGCGCAGGAAATCGGACTGCAGTTCAAGCCTGAACAGTTAAAGGAATATTACGAGACGTTTACCTGCAACACGGAACTCCTGAAGCAGGCGAACAGGAAAGCTACACTCCACAAGATTATGAAATACATTACGAGGGAAAGTGAAAAATATCCGATCGGAGAATCGGGAGAGTGTTGGAGGTATTCCTACATGCGTTACCGAGAGAGGGAAGATCCGCGGATTGAGAGAAAGCGAAACATGGCAAAGGATTGGCTTGAGTATCTGAAATGGTGCAAAGAGCTGGGTTACGATCTGGACGATATGTTTATTTATATGCCGAATAACTTCAAGAAGGTTCACGATCGGACTGCAAAAGAATATCAAGAAAACCTAGATAAAATCGAAGCAAAGAAGCGTGCGGAGAGAGAACGCGAAGCAAAGAAACGGATGGAGCAGACAAAACGTGCTCTGGAAGAAATCCTGGGAGAGAACAAGGATGTTCAAAACGCCTTTCAAGTCAAGGGAAAAGGACTTCTCCTGGTTGTTCCTGCCAGTGCGGAGGATATTAAGGCAGAAGGGGCCGCCCTGCATCATTGCGTTGGTACCTATGTTGACAGAGTGGCCAGAGGGGAAACGAATATTTTCTTCATCCGGAAGGAGCAGGAACCGGATAAACCGTATTTCACGATGGAGTGGAAAGATAATGATATTGTGCAGTGCCGGGGATCCCGAAACTGCGGAATGCCGCCAGAGGTAAAAGCGTTCACCGAGGCTTTTAAAAAGAAAATGTTGGAAACCATAGAAAAGGACAAAGGCAAAGGACTTAGGAGGTGCGGATAATATGGCCGCGAACATAATCAGGAGTATCCGGAAAGGTTCTGCACAGTGGAGTGAAGAAGACAGACTGCAGTTGGTATCGATATTGGCCAAAGCCGGATATGCGGTGAAGATTGGAAGACGCATAGCTCCGGGAACTGAAAATAAACCAAAACCACAGATGGAATACACAGTTGAATATTGGGAGGCGGAATAGATGAAGATAGGAGAAATTGTAGAAATTCTGATAAGAGTTAAAGATGATTACGGACATTTAGATTACCGAAGACAGGCGGTCGAAGAAGCATGCAATCTGCTTGACAAGCTACCGCGAATGGAGGAGGCGAGGGAATATGAACCGATCCAGAATAGAATGGTGTGATCACACACTGAACATTGTCACCGGATGTCGGCGCGGATGCGAGTATTGCTATGCGAGGACCATGAGTCTTAGATTTTCTGGGAATGTAAGACTGAATATTACGAGGACGGATAAATACCGGAAGGATGAAGGGGGATACATACTGGACGAGCCGTTCATCGGTGAAAACGGGAAGCAGATTATATATCCGTTTGGGTTTGAGCCGACGCTGCACAGATACCGCTTCAATACGTTGGACAAGTTGAAAATGGGGCAGAACATTTTTGTTGGAGCCATGGCGGACCTGTTTGGAGATTGGGTACCGGACTCATGGATCGATGAAGTGTTTCGATGCTGCGCGGCTCATGATCAGCATAATTACCTGTTTCTTACAAAGAATCCGGAACGTTATGCTGACTTAGAAGATCTTCCGGCAGGAGAAAACATGTTTTATGGGGTGACCATAACAACCGAAGAAGAGATGCACAGATTCAATTTTTTGCCGGCGCGGCGCAATGTATTTGTCAGCATCGAGCCGATCTTGGAAGATGTTCTCCCGGAGAAGCACAATCTTTTATTCCGGCAGACGGACTGGATAATTATCGGAGCTGAAACCGGACGGAGAAAAGGGAAGGTCATTCCAGATCCGGAGTGGATACGGAAGATCGTTGCCGTGGCAGAACAGGAAAAGACGCCGGTCTTTATGAAAGACAGCCTTATCGAGATTGTTGGAGAAGATGCTATGAAGCGAGAGTTCCCGGATCAGCTTCTTGTAAGGAAAAAGAGCGAGAAAATTCTTGCGAAGCTGATGGGCGAATGCGTGGAATGCCACGAACAGAAAGAGAAAAATAAGATGGTATCCATTACGGCACGGACCAAAAGAGGCGGAAAGACAAATGCCTTTGCATATATGTGCAAACCGTGCTTTGTGAAGTGGTGCAGAGAACATGGAGTAAAGGTTCCTCCGCTTGAAGGCTTGGAGGACAAGTAGAAAGGAGAAAACATGGGAAAGAGTAAACGGAACTGCAGAAGAACAGAAGATGAAGTTCGTATCCACGAAAAGGCGGTAAAGATGCGAAAGATGACGGATGAACAGCTCGTTCATTACGTGGAAGATCGCGTGGAAAAAGCGCGGAGCGAGGGATTTAACAGTGGAAAGAAGGTGGCCGGAAGCGGAAAAGGAACGCAAGAATTTCTCGCAGAGCTCCAGACATCAAAAATTCCAGGCATTGGAGCGGTTACAATCAATAAATTACTGAAGGTGGCAACAGAGCATGGATACATACAGTAAGGCGTTAATTGGAAGCAGATCCCGGGCGTCGGGAGAATATTTTGAAGGAATGATCAGTGCAGCTTGCCAGTTTTACGAAGAAAAGGGGATTTCTGTAATAGAGAAAACCCCGGAGCCAATGAGGGTACTAAAGCCGTATGATCGGAAAAGAGGACAGTTTATCTGCTGTTTCGCTAAGCAGGCGCAGCCGGACTTCAAAGGGATACTGATGGATGCGACCATGGTATTGTTCGACGCAAAGCATACGGATAAAGAGAGAATCATGAGAGATGTAGTTACGGAAGAGCAGGAGAGCTGCTTTGAAAGATACATGAAACTCGGGGCGATGTGCTTCTTGGTGGTATCAATAGGATTGGACAACTTTTACCGTGTTCCATGGGTGGTCTTCCGCGACATGAAAAAGATCTACGGTCACAAATACATGGACAGAAAGGATCTCGAAACATATAAAATCAGGTATTCAAATGGGGTTCTCCGGTTTTTGGATGGGATAGAGCTCCGGGAAGGAGGCAGATCATGAAGTTAAAAAAATATGAGTTGGTTAGGACAATCGATAAGGTGAAAAGCGTTGTGCAGAAAAATCCGCAAATCCCCGCTCTGGGCGGCGTATTGATCAAAGAAGGTTATGCAATAGCTGCAAATGGAGAAATGACGATACAGGTCAAATTAGAGGGTGCGGAGAGCGAATCATTTATTGTGCCGATGAAGGCTTTTGACCTGATAAAAAATCTTCCGGAGGGCGATGTGGAAATCACCTGTGACGATAAAGATGTGGTGACGATCCAGACAGAGAAGATTAAAAATAGTTATCAGTCGTTTCCGGCAGAGAATTTTATGTATGACAAAACCTCGGTCGGTGAAGAAGGCAGGATAGTTCTTCCGGGATCACTTTTGATGGATGCGATATCACATGCGCTTTATGCGGCTGCAGACAAGTCGCCGGGCCGGCCGGAGCTTGAAGGAATATACCTCGAGGGCGAAGATGACAATCTGAACCTTGCGGCCACAGACGGACATGTTATGTGTTGGGATCAGGTTAATTCTGTATCCGGTGTTTCCGGACTTAAGCTGATCGTTCCAAAAACAGCCGCAAAGAAACTTACTTCGATGGGGATGGATGATGATGTAACGCTTTCGTATGATGCGAATGGGGCCGTTTTCAAGACTGATGCATATTTAATACGCACCAGGATCCGCAATGGCAAATTTGTTCCGTACCAGAAGATGTTCGTGAATATGGAGAATTACGCTATCGTGAACAGGGAGGAGCTTATAGGGGCCATGACCAGGGCGAAGATGTGTACTGATGAAAGTGTTCCTGCCGAGTTCGATATTGAAGGAGAGGAGATCAATGTGATTCTGCAAGACAAAGTGACAAATTATCGTGAAAAGATAATGCTCAAGAGCCCGATCGAAAAGCCGATCCGCATAGGATTTGATTCCAGGTTGGTGTTGGAAACGATAAAGGCGTTTACTTGCGAAAATATTACATTGAATTTTTCGTCGCCTTCTACGCCGATGATTGTTCAGGCGGAGGATTCAGATATGAAAGCGCTGGTTCTTCCGGTAAGGTTGAAAGGAGCAACAAAATGAGAAAAATAGATGATCTGGTAATAAAACTTTTGGAATATGATCTGCGCCCCACGCTGCAGGGCGGTTGGGAGATTACGGAGGAAATGCGTGCGTTAATCCACGAAATTGCCGAGGAGTGCAATGCTCTGGAAATAGTCCAAAGAGTAACAGAAGGTAAAGAGGAGTGGCTTGAACAGGCCACTCCGGAGGAAATCTACATACACATGCTGAAAAAAATAGTGGAAGCACCGACAAGGATGCATATGATTTGCGTTCCTCGCGTCTTGATACCGCTCATAGACCAAAAGCTCCGCGAAAACGAGGAAATCTTTCCGCATGTTGTTGGACAGGAAGCAGAGATGTTTATCGACGGAGAATGGAAAAGGGGGAGAGTTGTTGAGGGATACCGGTTTAAAGACGGGATCGTGACACTTGAAACTCCAGAGGGGGAACGGATATGGTGCGGAGAAGATAGAAAGGATCTATATCGGCCGGCACAAGTGGATGATTAGTCGCGAGGATAACGAGATGAAAGAAAGAGAAGGTAGATTGTGGTTTCTTTTTCAGTTCCTCCATGATGTTGAGGAAGAAATGTCGAAAGAAGAGCAAAAGCAGGTAATGATAGAGAAAGCGATAAATCTAAAGCTCATGTGCGATTATGTTGTAAGCTGCTCCTATCTCGACATAGTGCTGATCATCTGCATGTTAAGGGATTACGTCCAGATGGTTGATGAAATAAGGACGGATGATATTCAATGGTCAGCATATTATCGAGATAAATTCCTTAAAATGGCAGATCGGCTTTCGGAACAGATCGAATATGACTATGATGCGGCGAAAGAGAGATGCCTGACGAAGAGACAGAGAGAAGAAACCGCGGGAGATATAGGCGAAGAAGCAATGGCACTGACCCTTAAGTATGCAAAGGGAAAGAAAAAGAAAGAAAAGGAGAGCGGAGATGGATAGATTAAAAGAATTTTTAGATTGGCACTGCGAAAATCCGCATAATGTTAATTTTAAAATGATTGTCGGGAAGGAAGACCGGGAAGAAACCTTAAAGGTGATGCATGAAATATCGGAGCTACTATACACCGGTCTCACTCCGGAACAGATCATGGAGCTGAAGGAGCGGGATACGGAATATTTTTGCAAAACAAGCATGTTCGATCATGAATCAGTTGTTTGCAAGTGCGGAAACGATATAGAGAAAGATTCCGGGTTTAAATTTTGCCCGTATTGCGGAAATAGGATTAAGTTGGAGGAATGACGATGGCAAAGACGTTGCATACGAACAACTCAAGAAAAATGGCAGGAGTTCCTCTCCGCCGGAAGAAAGATAAACGCAAACGGGCATACACCAGGAATAGAGCGGATGAGGATATCCAAGCACTTTTGGATTGGTGGAATGGAAGGTGGGATGACTGACATGAAAGAATTAGAGAAGATTCTGGAAGAGATAAAAGAGGCGGCGATTTTTATGCAGACAATGAGCGGGTATGGAGCCATGTGCGTTTCTACAGGAGCAGTAGAGCGTATTATTCGCAAGCACATGTCAGGTAAGGACGCAGATGTCTCTACCAATGATCTGATAAGCAGACAAGCATTACTGGATGATTTTCGACACACGATCACGGAAAACAGCGATACATTTGATTGGCTTAATATGATAGCAAGACAGCCTGCTGTTAAGAAAGATGATGATTGGATTCCGGTGGAAGATGGACTACCGGAAAATGAAGGAGTTTATGATGTGACAGTGATAGATGGAACAGGAAAAAAATGTTTGGTAACATGGCAGTTTTTATCAGGAACATACCTTGACAATTCTCAAACATACGTCGATGGAAAGCACTATTGGGCTAGTAGTTACAACGGAGAACCGGTTAATAAGTATCTGAGCAAAAGAGTTACAGCATGGCGAAATAGGCCGGAACCATATCAGTAGAAAGGAAAAGGGGAAACATGTCAATAATTTATGATGTACTCTTACAACAACAGAATTACAAACCTGTTACTGGATTTTACGGAGAACCAAAGTACATTTGCATTTTCTACGACGAGGATAGAAAAATAGCGCTAAAAGAAATGCAGAAATATGTAAAACAGAACGGCTTTGTTACACCTGATAAGAAACAGGTGGTTGCAGATGTCGTATTGAGGGAACGGGAATCTACTGGAAAAATCATTAGCATTACTCCTTATTGCAGGTTGTTCAACACTGTGACTGATGAGCTTATAAAGTGAGAGAATGGTCGGAAGGATAGAAGAATGAAACACATATCCAATAAAGCTGCGGAATTGATCCGCACTCAGGGAGAACAGATATTAAGAGGGGAGGAAGGAAAAAATGCCAGACAATATGGGAAAAAACGGAGAAGGATATCCGGATCCTACAGCCGGATCGGCATGGAGAAATATCCGAAAAGAAGAGAATCGGCGGGAGATGGAGAGAGCAGCGGTGATCAGCAACCTTATTCCGATTATGAAACAGACTGCGGAGCTGGCAGGATTTGAGGTTGTCGGCCGGATTGTCCTAAAGGACAAGCATACAGGAAAAGAATACAGATAGGAGCGTGGTGTTGTGAATGCAAGATATCCGAACTTGGAACTGATTGAGTACAAAGCAAGAGTAGCATTATCTCAAGATGAAGAGTTTTTGAAGATCTTCGAAGAGAAGAAAAGGAACAATAAGTATACATATGCGGAAATAGATGCCGTAGTGTTTCCGCAAGTATGGGGGAGCACTTGTACTGGATTTGACGTCACTGAAGATGGAAGCCCTACGCTGGGTGGCTGCGCGATGACAAAAGAATACACAACGGTGCTTCATGAGCTTGCTACTGATACATACATCATATTTTTCGGCGAGAAGATGTGCTACAAAGTAACAAATGCGAATGCGAAGTTCTTTGAGGATCTTCAAAAAAGACGCATGGCAAGTCTGAGTGAAGCGAAGCGGAGGTATTGATATGGGTAAAAAGAGTGATGTTTCTCTGCAGACACTTGCGGAATTTATAAGAGATCTTGTATATGATGATTTTTCCAGAAATTTAAGATGGAGCCTTAGTGTAATTCATCCAAAGACTGATGATGGAGATGTCGGTTTCTCTGGAGGTATATGGACTGATTATCAGAAAGCAAAAAATCAAATGAGCATAAGTTTCGGATTTAGTGATACAAAGGGAATATATAATTTCAAAGCATGGATAAATAGCTCTGAGATTCGTTTCTCGTTCGGGGAGAATCCGACGTTTGAAGATTTCAAAAAAACTGCAGAGCGTATCTTTATCGATGAAGAGTTTTGCATAAAGACTAAAACTCCATACGAGCGGACAAGGGATAAAGTCTATGCTACGGGAAATAGGTGGGCGAAGGAGAATTTTGATGCCACTCATAATTAAAGGGAGGGCTACACTGTGTATACAAGGTGCCAAAAGTGCGGGAAGAAACTTACGGATTCGGAAAGTATGCGAAGAGGATATGGACCGGAGTGCTGGTCACAGATTAGTGGCATTTCTTCGGACGATTCGGTCGGATCGGTAAACGAAGCTGAACTTCCAGGGCAAATGACCATATTTGACTTCCCTGATGCTATTCCAGATGGAGGTATGAATGGGTGAAATTGTATTATTCCCTACACACAAAGATTACTGTGGAAAGTGTGTGTATAACGATGGAAAAACTGGTGGATGCGCAAATGAAGAATACATAAAAAATTCGTACAAAGTGAATTGCGTATGGAAGTATTGTCCATACAGGAAGGAGAAAAGAGATGGAAGAAGAGAAGGATGTTAAGAAAATAGTGATACATTATGAGGATGGCACAGAAAAGGTTATTGATAAAGGCTTTTTCTGTAACATGAAAGAGGAAGATGGAAGCGCGGTATTAGAATTTACAATGTGTCATGTATCAGGAAGAGAGATAGAGCTGATCGTTGAGGGATGTCTGCAGCTTGGATTTAAACTTGGGATGTTTGATAACAAGAAAGAGGAGGAGTGATTCTATGGAGGACCATTGCGTAGCATGCGGGGAAGTGATACCAGAGGGGCGTCAAGTGTGCCCGATCTGTAATCGGGAATATGAAGGGGTGCCAGCGCTGTCGAGGACGGATAACGAAACATTGATCTGCCCGGAGTGCGGTACCGCCCAGGCGTTAGATGACGCATTAAGGGGATCTGATATGCCGGAGGAAGAAAAGCAGGCATACAAAGCAGGGATCCTGAAGGTAATATACAAATAGTCGGAGGTAAAATAGACATGGATATGAATAATTGCGTTGAATTTGTGGCTCTCACGAAAGAAGAAGTGGAGGAAATGATCGCCAAAGCAGCCCTTGCAGGGGCGTCTGTCGCGGCCGAGACGCTGGAAAAGGCGCATCAGAAAGAACAGAAAGAAATGAAAGACCGCAGATTGCACAATACAAGGCTGCTTCTTAGAAATTATAGGATGCTAAAGGAAAGTTGCTCAAAAGCAGTTTATCAGAAAGAGCATTCGGAAAAAACTACAGAAGAAGTCATAGAAGAACTTATGAGCATGAAGGCGAGCGATGGGGTGATTGTGAATTCAATCAAGGAGTCCGCAGAGCGGACGGGGATTATCATATCACATGTTGACCGGATGTTCGATGTTTACCGGATGTACTGCGGAAAGTATGGAGAGAAGGAGAAGCGACAGTATAAAGTGATAAAATCAATGTATATGACAAAAGAAAAGTCGTCAGCTGCGGAACTTGCGAAAAAATTTAATGTAAGCAAGGTAACAATCTATGATGATATCAAGACTGCAGAGGAGAGACTTTCAGCATTATTTTTTGGAATTAACGGATTGCGTTTCTATTGATTTTATAAGGCTTAGACGTAAATAACGGATACCGTTAAGTTAAACTTGACTTAATAACGGAAAATGAGTATGATAATGGAGTAAAATCTTATCATAAGCCATGAGCCACCGGGTTGCCGGTGGCTCTTTAAGTATAGTCTGGAGAGGGGGAAGAGCAAGAGAAAGACACCGGATGCTCCTTTAATATGCAAAAGGAGAATTTCAGATGAATGGATTAGTAATTCTGGCGATTTACGCGGTGACTATGATCGCCGCTACGCTGATATTTACTAAAAAGGAGAAAAACGTAGAGAGGTTCTGCGTTGGGAACCGAAAAGAAAATTGGATAATGTCTGCTTTGAGTATAGCAGCTACATGGATCTGGGCACCGGCACTATTTGTATCGACGGAAAAAGCGTATACAAATGGGTTTGTCGGGCTTTTTTGGTTTTTGGCGCCAAATGTGTTATGCCTGATTATTTTCATACCGTTCGCAAAAAAGATCAGAGCGGAAATGCCGGAAGGCATCACCTTATCCGGATATATGCGCGACAAATACCAGTCTGATGGAGTGAAAAGGGTATACCTGTTTCAACTAATTGGACTGTCGGTATTGTCTACTGGAGTGCAGCTTCTGGCGGGAAGCCAGGTGTTAAGTGCTGCGACTGGATTGCCGTTTGAGATGGTAACGGTACTGCTTGCGGTTATTGCGTTGTCGTATTCCGTGATTTCTGGAATTAAGGCATCTATGCTTACTGATGCAATCCAGATGGTTTTCATGTTGGTGGCAAGCGTTTCCTTTCTTATCGTTGCGGTCAGATCCGTAGGCGGGGAAGGAATTGCGGCCGGGATAAACGGGATATCTGGAACATATACGTCTTTCTGGTCAAAAGAAGGGATATGCGTATTTCTGTCTTTTGGACTGCCAACGGCGGTTGGATTGCTATCCGGTCCATTCGGAGACCAATCGTTTTGGCAGAGAGCGTTTGCTGTTAAAAAGAGCCGCATCGGACATGCGTTTCTTTTGGGGGCTATCTTGTTTGGCGTAGTGCCTTTCTCCATGGGGATCCTTGGATTCGCTGGAGCCGGAATAGGATATCGGGCGCAGGATCTCGGCGTGATCAATTTTGAATTGATTAAGGCGCTTATGCCTGCGTGGGCCGTGCTTCCGTTTCTTTACATGATCATATCCGGGCTTCTATCCACGGTAGACAGCAATCTATGCGCTGTATCTTCATTGGTGACGGATATTTCCGGAGGAAGGGTACTGAAAAAGACGAAATGGGCAATGGTTGCGCTTCTGGCCGTGGGTATTGCGATCGCCAATATTCAAGGACTCACGGTGACACACCTGTTTTTGTTTTACGGAACGCTCCGGTCATCAACTTTGCTTCCAACGATTCTAACGTTGAAAGGAGTAAAGTTTACGCCGAAGGGAATCCAATACGGAGTTGTTGCTGCTTTGGCCGTAGGGCTTCCTATTTTCGCCTACGGAACGGTTTTGAATAGTGGACCATATAAAACCCTTGGCAGCCTTGCGACAGTGCTCCTTGGCGGAATTGTAGGTATGATGGTCACAAAGCTGGAGGTGCGAAATGGAAAGAGTGCTAGGTAAAAAGCAAGCCATAAAGAATGAGGAGTGGCTGAAAGCCGGAAAACGTATTGAAGAACTGGTCCTAAAAGATGAACTTGACGAGAAAGTACGCGTGACCGTGGAAGAAATAAGGGAAAGGACCGCCGGGAAGAGAGCGGCGTATGCATGGTCCGCAGGAAAAGACAGCCTTGTGCTTGGCGAGATCTGCGAAAAAGGTGAGATCAACGACTGCATGATGGCGGTTTGCGATTTGGAATATCCGGCTTTCCGGAGGTGGGTAGATCGCCACAAACCGAAAGGGCTCGAGATCATCAATACAGGACAGGATCTGGAGTGGCTGTCTAAGCATCCGAATATGCTTTTCCCGCAAGACAGTGCGACAGCGGCGAAATGGTTTTCGATAGTCCAGCACAGGGCCCAGGAAAAATACTACAAAGAACATCAGTTGGACGTTATTCTTCTCGGCCGGCGCCGCGCGGACGGAAACTACTGCGGGAAAGGATCAAACATCTATACCAATGGGAAAGGCATCACGAGGTACAGCCCGTTGGCTGCGTGGAGCCATGAAGAGATATTAGCCTACATCCATTATTACAACGTGAAGATGCCTCCGATCTATAAATGGCATAATGGCTATTTATGCGGAACGCACCCATGGCCGGCGCGCCAGTGGACGGGGTCCGTAGAAAATGGATGGAGAGAAGTGTATGAGATTGACAAAAGTATTGTTTGTGATGCGGCGGAGCTGATCGGCAGCGCCGCAGATTTCCTTAATTCGCTATAGGTCATTTGCAGATGGCCGCAATGCTCCTTCAAATCAAGTGTTTGGAGGAAAATTATGAAACAATTAACCATGAAAATGAAAGATCTGGTTCGACCGGAACGAAATATCAGAATCCATACAGAAAAGCAGTTGGAGGAATTTGAGCGAAGTGTTCGGATGTTCGGACAGATCAGGCCGATTGTTGTTGATGAAAACAACGTCATACTGGCAGGAAACGGGCTGTATGAGACGCTCCTACGAATGAACAGAGAGGATGCGTTGGTCTATAAGTACGAAGATCTTACCGAAGCGCAGAAGAAAAAACTGATGATTGCTGACAATAAAATCTTCTCCCTGGGGATTGAGAACCTCGATACCTTAAATGAGTTTCTGGAGGAATTGGACGGAGACCTGGATATCCCCGGATTCGATGAAGAAATATTGAAGCAGATGGTTGCGGATGCTGATGAAATCACCGAAAAGATATCAGAGTATGGGACTCTTGATGAAGAGGAAGTTCGCAAGATAAAAGAAGCGAATGAGAGGCGGGAACAGCGAGAAGCCACGGAGAACGTGGAAGAGAAAACCGCCGATCAGATTCCTGATTCACATCCGGAATTTAAAGACGGCGATGCAGATACGGTCCAGACACCGGCTGAAACGGGAAGATTCGTAATCTGCCCAAAGTGTGGTGAACGGATATGGCTGTAAAGCGGTGCGAATCGAGCATAGACGTTGTAAAAGCGGCCGAGATACGAATAAAGAACGTATTTCGGAATGGGTTACCGGTATTCTTCTCGTTTAGCGGAGGAAAGGATAGTCTCTGCGTGGCGCAGCTCCTCGTGAACCTTGCGCGCCGTGGAGAAATAGACATGCGTCAGCTTACGGTTCAGTTTATAGATGAGGAGGCCATTTTCCCGTGTATGGAAGAGATGACAAAAAAGTGGCGACGGATATTCATGATGATGGGGGCGAAGTTCGAGTGGTTTTGTGTGGAGGTAAAACACTACAATTGCTTCAATCAGCTATCGAATGATGAATCTTTCATATGTTGGGATTCGACAAAGCAGGATGTATGGGTTAGGCGTCCGCCGAGCTTTGCAATCCGAAGCCATAAATTATTGAGGCCCAGGATTGATGCGTACCAGGATTTTCTTCCGAGAACGTGTGTATCCGGAATTACGATGGTAGGGATCCGGACGGCAGAATCGTTGCAGCGATTGCAGAATATCGCCACAATGACGCGCGCCGGAAAGACCATGACGAACAAGAGGCAGGTATTTCCGATCTATGACTGGACAAATAATGACGTATGGCTTTATTTGAAACAGGAAAAGGTCGATATACCGGAGATATACCTTTATCTCTGGCAGTCCGGGAGTTCTAAGCAGCAGCTTAGGGTGTCGCAGTTCTTTTCTGTGGATACAGCCAGATCGCTTGTAAAGATGAATGAGTATTATCCCGACCTCATGGAGCGGATCATACGGAGAGAGCCGAATGCATATCTGGCGGCGCTGTACTGGGATAGCGAGATGTTCGGCCGAAGTAGCAGAAAGAGACGGGAAATGGAGGCAGCCGAGCCGGAAAAAGACTACAAGAAGGAACTCTTGCACATGTTCGGGAATATGGATGTGTATTTTGATACACCGCACAAGAGGCATGTTGCTGAAAGATATAGGAATTTCTTTCTTCAAGTTTCAGCCATTGCTACACCGGAAGACTTTAAGCATATATACGAAGGCCTTGTGTCCGGAGATCCTAAAATGAGGACGTTCCGGGCGCTCTATCATCGGATTTATGGAAAATATATTGAGAAAGCGAAGAAAACGGAGGAAAGCAAACATGGACAATAAGCTGACTGCACCGCTTAGCACGTTGCAATGGGTTCCGAGGGAATGGCTCAAACCAAATGATTACAACCCGAACAAAGTTTCAAAAGAAAACTTGAAGCTATTAACGCAGTCTATTTTAGTAAATGGATGGACACTTCCTATTGTTGTCCGGCCGGATTATACGATCATTGACGGGTTCCACAGATGGACCGTGTCTGGAGAAGAACCCTTAAAATCCATGCTTAACGGTAAAGTGCCGATAGTTGTTGTTGAGCATTCGGAACGGTCGGAGGATATATACGGAACTGTAACGCACAATAGAGCAAGGGGCACGCATCTTCTGGAACCTATGAAAGCCATTGTAAAAGAGCTTATGGGGGAAGGGAAAACCGTAGAAGAAATCGGAAAGCAGCTCGGTATGAAACCAGAAGAGGTTTTCCGGTTATCAGACTTCTCGAAAGAGGATTTTCTGAACATGATGACCAAAGGAGTCACGGGGTTCTCAAAAGCAGAATATCTGACAAAAATTTGATGTTATGCTGTTATAGCATATATAGAACAGAGGCCGGCGGCGCGGAGAGAAGAGCCTGCCGGTCGCTTCATATCCGAAAAAAATACGATATGGGAGGTGATGGCAATGCCGAGAGCAAGAAGCCCTGACAGCATAGAGGCGGAAAAGTTGTACAAATCTGGCATGGCTCTTGTTGATATTGCAAAGAAACTCGGCAAGCCAGAGGGAACCGTCCGAAGATGGAAGTCAACCCAGAAATGGGATGAAAACGGTAAAAAAAAACAAGGCGAGCGTTCGCAAAAGAAAAGTGGATCAGAAAAAGCGAGCGTTCGTAAACGAGGCGGACAGCCCGGAAACCAGAATTGCAAGGGAAAGCAGAACGCTAAAGGGCATGGAGCCCCGAAGGGAACACAGAACGCCCTGAAGCATGGAGGGTATTCCGCTGTCTATTGGGATACGCTTGACGATGAAGAAAAAGAGCTCATTGAGACAATGCCGCAGGACGAGGAAGAGATACTGATAAACCAGATCATGCTGTTTACAGTTCGGGAGCGCAGGATCATGAAAGCAATCAATAAGTACCGCGAAGCAAAGGGCGGTGTTTACGTGTACGGCGTGACAAAGTTTGAGGAAAAGAGGATGTTCAAAGACGATGCGGAAAGAGAACTTTACGACAACCGGGTTCAGGAGAAGGTCGAGAAAGGCGATCGGCTGCCCGGAGAGCATTACAGTCTGCAGACAATGACCTCTTCCTCGGCAGATCTGGTTGCGCGTCTGGAGAAGGAACTCACCTCTGTTCAAAGTCAAAAGACAAAAGCTGTAGATGCTCTTGCAAAACTCAGATTTGAGAAGGAGAAGATTGCAGGAGAGTCGAAGGGCAACGAACTGGTGCGTACTTGGGCGGAGAGCGTCATAAAAGCAAGGAGGGAAAAGGATGGACAATAATATGGATTGGCTGTCGGATTTCCTTGATGAAAGCATACCGCTTTGGCGCGATGATCCCGTGATGTTCTTCCGGGAAGTGCTTGGATTTGAACCGGATGAATGGCAGGCGGAAGCTGCCGAAGATCTGGCGCACAATCCGAAAGTCAGCATTAAGTCCGGACAGGGCGTAGGAAAGACCGGTCTGGAGGCTGCGGTATTCCTGTGGTTTATTACCTGTTTTCCGTACCCTCGTATTGTGGCAACGGCGCCAACGAAACAGCAGCTACACGATGTACTGTGGTCTGAAATTTCAAAGTGGATGAGCCACTCTCCTTTGCTCTCCAGGCTCCTAAAATGGACAAAGACATATGTTTATATGGTCGGCAATGAAAAGCGTTGGTTTGGGGTAGCGAGGACTGCTACAAAGCCAGAGAACATGCAGGGATTCCACGAGGATAATATGCTGTTCATCGTTGACGAAGCGTCCGGCGTAGCAGATCCGATCATGGAGGCTGTCCTCGGTACCTTGTCAGGAGAGAACAATAAGCTGCTTATGTGCGGTAACCCGACCAAGACTTCCGGAACATTTTACGATAGCCATACACGGGATCGGGCCTTATATAAGTGCCATACTGTATCATCGGCAGACAGCAAGCGGACCAATAAAGAGAATATTGATTCGCTGATCAGGAAGTATGGGTGGGATTCCAATGTGGTGCGTGTGCGTGTCAGGGGAGAGTTCCCGAACCAAGAGGACGATGTGTTTATAGCTCTTTCAACAATAGAGCAATGCGGAAGCCGCTTGTTTGAACTTCCAGATGATAAGCGGTTGCCGTACATCATTTTAGGTGTTGACGTTGCGAGATTTGGAGACGATGAAACAGTCATATACAGAAACGCCAGAGGAAAGCTACAAATCGTAGCGAATAGGCGAGGGCAGGACTTGATGCGCACTGTAGGAGATATTGTCAGGCAGTACAAGAAAGTTCTCAAAGAATATCCGGATTATCGAGGAAGGATCTATGTAAATATAGACGATACCGGTCTTGGAGGCGGAGTTACCGACCGTTTGAGGGAAGTAAAGCGAGAACAGAGGCTTGGACGGCTGTATGTTATACCGATCAATGCTGCGGAGAAAATAGAAACTGACACCAAGGCGGGAAAAGACGCCGCAGAGCATTACAACAATTTGACCACGCACATGTGGGCGACGCTGAAGGATCTCATGGAGAACAAAGAAGTCGAAATTGAGGAGGATCAGGAGACATTCGCACAGCTTTCGTCCCGGAAGTATTTCCTCGCGAGCAACGGAAAGTTGGAGGTCGAAAGCAAGAAGGAAATGAAAAAGCGAGGACTGGATTCACCGGACCGCGCAGATGCACTGGCATTATCTGTATATCTTGGAAAGATCAAGAAATATACCGGAAGTGCTCCGAATCAGGAAAGTGCTGCCGGCCTTGGAAAGAGCAGCTACTGGAGAAATAAATAGGAGGTAGATATCTGTGGGCATAATGAAGAAGAAAGAAGCGTATGTCACAAAAGGAAACCGGCTGATTGAGGAAAAGAGACTGCCGGAAGCAACCGGAGTTGTTGTGGATGGACTAAATTTCTACCAGAACAAGATTATAAAGGCTTTGAATGGCCATCCCGTTGCGGACACTGCATTGGTAGTCGTAGCACTGAGAAATACGGCCGACATGCTTGAAAAACAGGAGCCGAACTGCAGAGGTTTAGTTGCCTGGCTTGATAAAACCACTACGAAACCAGAGCTGCAAGGACAGAAACGGGTAGAAAAGACGAGAAAACGTTAGAAGAAAGGAGGGGTCAGAATGGCGGAAATAGGCCGCATAGGGCAGAAGCGGTGGAATGGTGTGTTCCACGAAGAATTCCTGCGAGAACTGCAAGGGATACGCGGAGTCGAGGTGTATCGGGAAATGGCAAACAATGATGATACCATCGGCGCTATCCTGTTCGCCATCAAGATGCTGATCAGGCACACGGTGTGGAATATTGAACCTGGCGGAGATTCAGCGAAAGATCGTGAAGCTGCAGAGTTTATCGAATCTTGCATGGATGACATGCAGAGCACATGGACCGATACAATTTCGGAAATCTTATCGTTTCTTGTCTATGGATGGAGCCTGCATGAGATTGTGTACAAACGCCGGATGGGAAAAACAAGGAATCCGAGGACTAACAGCAAATATTCCGACGGGCTGATAGGCTGGCAGAAGCTTCCGATCCGTAGCCAAGATACGCTATACAAATGGGAGTACGACAAGCACGACAACCTGATTGGGATGACACAGATGCCGCCGCCGGATTATGGGTTTATCACAATTCCGATAAAAAAAGCTATGCTTTTTCGTACGGAAAGCGCGAAGGACAATCCGGAGGGGCGCAGCATACTAAGAAATGCGTATCGACCATGGTACTTTAAACGTCGAATCCAGGAGATTGAGGCAATAGGAATTGAGCGAGATCTGGCAGGTCTCCCAGTGTTTCATGTTCCGGAAGGAACGGATATTTGGGATGACACGGATTCGGAAATGATAAAAATAAATGCTGCTCTCACGAAGATGGTGAAATCGGTCCGCCGCGATGAATACGAAGGGCTTGTATTGCCGCACGGATTTGAATTTGAACTGGTCAGCACGGGCGGCGCCAGACAGTTTGACACAAACGCGATTATCAACAGGTATGATACGAAGATAGCTATGACGGTTTTGGCGGACTTCCTCATGCTTGGACACAATAAGGTTGGAAGTTTTGCGCTTAGCTCCGATAAAACGGAGCTTTTTTCTGTTGCGATATCCTCTTTTTTGGATGTTATCTGCGAGACGTTCAATAACCAGAGTATACCAGCCCTTATCGATATCAACGGAGATCACTTCAACGGCATTACGGATTATCCCAAAATGACACATGGAGAGATCGAAGATGTTGATATAAAATCCGCAGGACAGTACATTAAAGACATGGCCGGTATAGGCATCCTTGTTCCTGATGATGGCCTGGAGGATTATGTCCGGGAGATCGGTCATCTTCCGGAAAGAACCACGGATAGCAGAAGAGAGGATCCGACCAGAACAAAACAGCAGAATCAAAGCCAACCGCCGGAGACGGACGAGAGCGAGATCCAGGAAGACGAAATAGACGAAAGCGAAGATGAAAAGACCGCTGAGGCGGCAAAGAGAAGGTTGGGGAGGTAGAAGAGAACTATGTATATCTTCAAAAAACCAAAACCTTTAGGAAAAGCGAAGAAGCGGAGCAAGGAAAATCTTCGCCTTTTAAATATGCTGAATCGGTATATAACGGATACTGCGGCGGTTCCGGTATCTGTCCTTACACGGTTTTGGGCAGATCAGGCAGCGGCTATTACATACAAGGAAATACGGAAGCTGATTGAGGATGGAGATGTATCCGAGGAAGATCTCCAGAATTGGTCGAAGGACTATTCGTCATTCGTGGTAAATACCCTCGAACCGATGTGGGTGGAAGCTATAATAGCAGGACAACTCAGTGACGCTATACTGGATGAAGTCAGGGGCAAAGGATTTGAATTCGATGCAACCGATGTTGGTATAAGAAACTGGATCAAAGACCGGGGAAGCGAATTTGTGACAAATGCTGTCCAAGAGCAGAAAAAAGCGATACAGCGGCTTACCATGAAGGCGGTGCGAGAAGATCTCACGCCAAATGAATTGGCAAGAGTCATTCGCCCGTGCATTGGGCTTACCGAAAGGCAGGCGCAGGCAAATTTGAAGTATTATAACCACATCAAGGAACAGATGCGGAAAGAACATCCTCGAATGAAGGAGGAGAATATCGTCAGGAGGGCGAGGGATAAGGCTTTGAAGTATGCCGAAAAGCAACATCGATACCGCGCTGAAACGATTGCACAGACAGAACTTGCAGAGGCATACAATGCCGGAGCACATCAGGGAATCAAGCAGGCCCAGGAAAGAGGATATATAGGGCATGTGAAAAAAGTATGGGTGACGGCCAGACAGGATAACGTGTGCAAATTTTGTGAGAGCGTGGAGGGTGTCAGCAAAGAGATGGATGAATACTTTGATGTGGGAAAATGCGGAAGGGTCCTTATTCCGCCGGCGCATCCGAGATGCAGATGCGTTGTTAAGTATGTAGAGGTTAAGGAGGATCAGTGATGAAGAGCCTGTATGATATTTTAGGAATCCACAAAAGCTCTGGAAAAAGAGCGGTGAATGTGGATAAACCTTGTGAAAAAGAGACCTCTGTGTTGAAAGGTCGCTTTAAGATACAAAAGTCAGAAGACGACAAGCGTCTGGCTTTTGGGTGGGCGAGCATTGCCATCGATGAAAACGGAGAACAGCTTGTTGATTGGCAGGAAGATATGATAGATCCGGAAGAGCTTGAAAAAGCTGCATATAATTTCGTCCGACTCTACAGGGAGGGCGGAGAGATGCATGAGCGTGGCGACTGCGCGACATTAGTTGAAAGCGTAGTTTTCACGGAGGAAAAGATGATTGCGATGGGCATTCCGGAAGGAGCCCTTCCTGTTGGATGGTGGATCGGATTCCTGGTCACAGATGATGATGTGTGGGAAAAGGTAAAGGATGGAACGTATACCATGTTTTCGATTGAAGGCGAAGCTGAAAGAGTGGAGGTAGAGGAAGATGGAGATTCTGATTGATATTGGGATTTTCTTTATCGGCGCATTTGTTGGATTTGTTTTGGCGTGCGTCGTAGCGGCTTCCAAAAGAAATGAATAACGGTAATTCAGAAGGCGGTTAACACCGCTTTTTGTTTTATAAAAAACCATGGAAGGAGGTAAGGGTATTGGCAACAAAATTAAGAAATTTGAATGTCAAAAAAGTCGATTTCGTTGACGAAGGAGCAAACCAGCAGGCGGATATTAAGTTGTTCAAAAGAAGAGGCGAAGGAGAGCTGTCACCGCAGAAAGAGCCGACGTTGAAGCGGTTTGTAGCCGCTTTTGCGAAAATGGCAGGGCTTTACGATGAAGCTATGGGAGAAATTGCCGAAAATGTTGACGTAACCATAGAAAAAGGCAACTCTCAGACGTTTGGTGAGAAGATGACCGAGGTAAAGCGTCAGAAGGTGGCTGATGAGATGTGGAGCATCTGTTATGCACTACAGTCTTCCCTGCAGTCGATTCTTTACGACGATGATCTCGATGGATCCACGGCGCAGTCCATGATGGAAGAAAGCATATCCGAATTTGATGGAATCATCGCTGATGCTATCAGTAGCTGGGCTGCCGGAAAAGTCAGCGGAATCAAAAAGGATATCGGCATCAATGATATCGAATCCTTAAAGAAGTTCAGGACAAGCCTGGACGAAAGAATTGAGAAAGCGATGAACAGCGAGAAAGGAGAAAATGAAGAAATGGCAAAAATCGACAAATCTAAAATGACCCCGGAAGACAGGGCGGCTTACGAGGAAATCATGAAGAAGTACGGTATCGAAGAAGAGGAGGATCCTGTTGCAAAGTCTACAGTGAAGCCGGGAGCCAACAAGGCGAGCACAGACGAGGAAGAGGATCTTGATAATGGCGGCGGAAAGCAGACAACGAAAAAATCCGTTACTGGGCAGGCTGAACCGGAGGAGGATATCTTCAAAGGCCTGCATCCGGCTGTCAAAGCGGAGATTGAGGCCCTTAGAAAATACCGGGAGTCCGCAGAAAACAGAGAATTCATGGAAATTGCAAAGAAATACGAGATTATCGGAAAGAAAGCGGAAGAGCTCGGACCGGTCCTGAAGACTTTGAAAGCTGCTGGCGGCACCGCTTATGACGATATGATCTCCACACTCGATTCTATGGTTGCGATGGCTGACAATTCCGGCATCTTTTCCGAGATCGGGAAATCGGGAAGAGGAAGTCACGTATCCGTTGCGAAGGGAAAATCTGAAGCGCAGGTAGAGTCTATCGCAAAAGGATATATGGAAAAAGATCCGGACCTGAACTATGCGGACGCTCTCGCGAAAGCGTGGGAAAGCAACCCTGAGTTACTGGCTTCTTACGATGAAGAGGCAGGATTTTAAGGAAGGAGGAAAGACTTATGGCAAAGAATTTTAACGGAACACAGATCAATAATTCCGCAACGATCGTTGAAAAAGCAGGCGCTGAAATTGCCGACTGCAGAAATAAGATTATGAAATATGACGGAAACGGCAATGTGGTTCTTGCTACGGCAGGCACAGATATTCCGGTTGGAGTTGCCCTTATCGAGGCGGGCTACAATGACATCTCTGGAGCTGAGTCCGGGAAGGTAGCCATCGGGGACGATGTGGACATTCTGGTAAAGGATATCGGCTTTGTTCTTGCCGGCGTCGCAATCACAAAAGGACAGGAGATTACGGCAGGGGCAAATGGACTTGCTGCGGTAGCGACTGACGGAAACTATGTCTTGGGCATTGCATTATCCAGCGCAAAGGCAAACGAATACTGTTGCATCCAGATCACCAAATACCAGAAAGCAGCGGCGGCCGGTGGAGAAGGCTAATAGAAAAGGAGGAATAACACATGAGAAACACTACAAAGGGAATTGCGGCAGAGATTGCAAAGGGAGCATTCAGACCGCACACAGCACTGACTAACATGGCACTGTCCTACTACCAGAATTCAGCGAATTATTTTGCGAAATCCCTGTTTCCGGTATGCCCGGTAGATTTGTCATCCGATAATTACTACATTTTTGACAAAGAGGATTTGCTGAGAGACAGTTGGCAGAGAAAGCCGGCATATGGCAAAGTTGCTCCGGCTGTTGTATCCGAGCATACGGAAACATATAACTGCAAAGTAGACCAGATGATTATGGGGATCGATCAGATCAGACAGACGGATCTTCAGCGCCGTCAGGGACCGGCAACAAGAGATCCGAGAGTGCAGAGGACAAAGACAATCGCTGAGCAGGCTAATATCCATCAGGATGTGCTGTTTGCAGGAAGTTTCTTTAAGTCTGGCGTTTGGTCCAACGAATACACGGGTGTTGATTCAACAAGCGTGTCCGGAAAGCAGTTTATCAAATTCAGCAATGACAACTCGGATCCGGTTAAGTTCTTCGATGAAAAAGCGACGGAGATGCAGGAGCTGACTGGACGCAGACCAAACCGTATTGGGCTTGGGGCAAATGTGTTTACCGCGCTGAAGAACCATCCTGGAATCCTCGAAAGAGTAAAATATGGCGGATCAACGATGAATCCGGCGAACGTAAATCTGAATGTTCTTTCCCAGCTCTTCAGCACGGAAAGGGTAGTTGTTATGCAGTCCATTATGAACAAGGCAGCGATGGGGGCTGATGCAGACATGGGATTTATCGGAGATCCGAATGCAATCCTGCTCTGTTATGCTACCAACAATCCGTCTATTGATGAGCCGAGCGCAGGATACATCTTCACGTGGGACATGCTTGGCGACGGGCAGATTCTTCCGGTCCTCAATTATCTGGGAGAAAATGGAACACATTCGGAATATGTAGAAGGACTTATGGCAAGTGATATGAAGAAAACGGCAGATGATCTTGGAATGTTCTTTAAAGATGCTGTTTAAGGAGGGAGCTTATGAGGCTGATAGCAAAAAAGCCCTGTTCGTTTAATGGGCAGACCTTTTATATTGGCGATGAAATTCCGTCTGAATTTGTCATCAATCCCAAAGCGCAGGAGAAACTTGGAGTGATTGCGATCGCCGCCGGCGGGGGAGATCCGAGCGAACCGGCCGTCACTGGCGCATTCATAGGTCAGGTTGAGTTTGCAATCCCGATTAACCAGAGGGATGGAAAGATGATTCTCCACTGTAACGAAGAACAGATATGCAAAGCCGCAGAGGTAATGCAGATGACCGCCGGAGAAGCAAAAGAGACTATTAATGAGATCGAGGACGAGAAAGTTCTGATTCTGCTTAATGCTTGTGATTCGAGAAAAGCTATCAAAGAAGCAACAGAAGCGGCCGCCACAAAACTCAACTTTGAAGAGGATGTGCAGGAGGAAAGCGCAGGTGATGAATAATGGCAGGCGCATACAGTTACGATCCTGGAAAATTATCTGAACGAGGGAAAGACCTTATGCGTTTTGAGCTTGGCGATACAATGGTAGAGGGGAAGGAGAAAACTTGCGCTCTTACTGATGAAGAATACACAGCCATACTTGAAATGCACAAGAACTGGAAGCGGGCAAAGCTGGCCTGCTTAGAGACTATTTTTAGGCGCTTTTCCTATGAGGTTGATACACAAACGGGTCCACTATCGTTACAGTTCGGAAATCGGGCAAAGTTGTGGCAGGAAGAATACGAGAAGCTCAAAGCATCGGTAGCACAGAACTGCCTTTCCGCAGCGGCTATTTCAGCACAAGGAAACGAATGTGAACGCCCTTATTTCTATACCGGTATGATGTCTACGGAGAGGGAGGGTGGCTGATGTGCTTATGTATTTTCGCCCGGGAAATCTTTTTAAAGAGTTCCTGGTAAAAAGAAAAGACTCTGACATATCAAGCATCGGGCTTCCCGTGGTGGAATATAAGGATACAGGGATTCTTGTCAATGGTGTTTTGGCAGAAGCTGATACTGATGACCGCGAAAAGACTAAGCACATGTGGGACCAGGATCAGCACTCCCTAACCCATACTATTGTAAGTTGGGATGGGCCGGCTGCCAAAAAGGGAGACGTTCTCGCGATGGACAGCCGGTTATTTCTTGTGCTTGCCATAGATGATGCCGGTTCGTTGGGCGTGGCAACAATCTATTACGCAGAAGAAAGGAATGATTTGAGATGACACCTGGAGGAGCATCCGAAGCGATCCGCCAAGCTGTGCGCGAGGCGGTTAGGGAGGTAAATCAAAAGACAATGTCTAAGGCATTTCGCGTGTCAAATGCCATGCGGAATAGCGCCATAGAAGTTCTGACAAACCCAAGTCCATCATCACCGGGAAACCCTCCCGGGGTGAGGACGGGCTTCCTGCGACGAGCGTGGAAGACGGGGGTGCGAATGAATGGAGGAAACTCGAACTCAAGCATCTCTATAACGGCTTACGCAGACTCCAAAGCTTCATATGCCGGATATCTTGAAGACGGAACGAAAAAAATGGAGGCAAGACCATTCGTGGATCCTATTTTGGACGATGTGGAACCGGAGGTTGATTCGATTTTTTCTGATTTTTAGGAGGTTTATATGCTGATTATTAGGAATCCGACTAACGTATTCGATACGGAGGAAATACAGCGCGGCACCTTGATATATGCAAAGCATAAAAGCTGGAGCAAAGGGGAGCAAGGGTTTGTCGTTTCCGTTACGGGAAACAAGGTCACTGTGCAATATCCACCGCAGATCGGGAATGTCACGAACCACTTTTTTATTTATGCTGACGAGGTGGCAAACGGGGATTGGGAAATTCGATACAGCAAGGATATGCAGACGATCGTGAAATATCCGGAGGAAGGAGCAGGAGATGAATCTGATAAGCCTGATTTATAAAAGATTGCTTGATTCTGAAAAGTTGAAGGCGCTATGCGCGACTTACGCAGACAAACCGGCCATATTCAACACAGAAGCTCCGGATGATAAGCAGGAAGGATGGAAAGGGAAAAGCCAGTACCCACGTATCAATTTTACGTGCGATATGCAGGCAAATGAGGAAAGATCCAGTGTAGGCGCTCTGAACATCGTCGCCTATACAGAAAGCACCTCTCTGGTCATTTTAGAGATCGAGGCGGCTATTAAGGAGTGCTTCAGGGATGTCCTGATTTACCCGGATGATGGCGGACCGTACAGTTTTGCGTGGGCAAGAACGGATCCATTCCTGCTTGAAGGAAATGTGATTGGACAGGAGATATCCATAGACATGATGGAATATTCGCCGCAGGAGACAACGGATCCCGATCCTATTGTTGCCTTGAACCAGTATATTAAAGAATTATATCCGGAGTCTGTAGTCATTGGCGTGGATCGGCTGAGCGAGATTACAGACACATCAGAAAAACCGGTATTTTACTGCCGGCTGACCGCGCTGAACAAAGTGAATGGAAATAATATGAATACTGTTGCATGGATGGACTGCAGAATAGCGGTCCATCTTTTATGCCCGGATAAATCAAAGAACATCAAAATGATTGCTGCTGTAGCCCAGAGAATCGCTGCGGACGAAAGAATAATCCTGCTGGACGGATCCCCTATGAACGTATTTGAGGTTCAGCTAGATCGTCAGGCGGATTATCTGAAAGCAGGTCAACTGTATGTGACGGGAAGATATGGAATCTTGAAATACAGGGCGAAAGAACACGCGATTATGAAAAATGTCATTTTAAGTAAGGAGGAATAAATATTATGGCAGAAGCAAAGACATCTGGCGCAAATACTTCGTCAAAGGAAAAGGCGCCAAAGAAAATTGCTGAACCGGTTTACAGCGCGCAGGAGCTTTCCAATGCGGCAGAACGGTTCGGAACACGTAAAGAATGTGTTGCTGCGGCTTTGAGATACTACGGTAAAGACAGGGCCACGGTAAAAGAAGCGAAAGAGCTTGTAAACAAATTTATGAGCAAGGAGGTTAAGTGATGGCAGGAACATTTATTGTTGGTGAAACCAAAATTCGACCGGGAACATATTTCAACATCCAGAAGGCCGGGGAAAATCAGATCGTAGGAGCGTCAGATGGAGTAGTGGCAATCTTCTTTAAATCCGATTTTGGACCGCTTGCTGAAGCGGTAGAGATCACGCCAGAAGAAGGGTATGAAAAGCTGTACGGCACTGCAGGTTCGACTAACGCAATCCGTGAAGTGATTAGGGCAGGAGCAACGAAATGCGTTTGCGTTCGCGTTGGAAAAGGCGGAACTGCGGCCACAGTTACCCTTGATAAGGACGGCGATACAGAAGCATTAAAGATCACAGCGAAATATCCGGGCGCCAAGGACTTTGCGGTTACTGTAAGAGAAAAACTGTCCGATTCATCCCTCAAAGAATGCGTTATCTATTCCGGGGCAAAAGAATTTGAGAAGCTCGAATTCGCGGCCGGAGATGATGAAGTAAAGGCGCTGAACGATGCGTTTGTAAATTCCAAGTGCTTTACTTCCGAGATCGTAGCAAGCGCAACAGGTGTTCTCGCAGATGTGAGCGAAGAGGCATTTACTCCGGGAACAGATCCTACGGCAAGTAATGCGGAATACAGCGAAGCGTTTGTTGCAGCGGAGCCTTACCGGTTCAATGTAGCGTGTGTTGATACGGAAGAAACCGCCGTACATCAGTTGCTTGCTTCGTTTATTGATCGGATTTTCGATGCAGGACAGCTTGCAATGGCGGTTGTGGCCGAAAAGAAAACGGTCGCGCTTACGGACCGTATGGCACATGCGGCTGCGTTCAACAGTGAGAAGATGCATTATGTAGTAAACGCATCCGCAGAAATCTCTGGAGAACCTGTAGAGGGATACCTCGTAGCGGCAAGGATCGCAGGAATGATTGCTGCGTGTGCGTCCAATAAATCTCTTACCCACACGGTTGTGGAAGGGTATACGAAACTTAACGACGCCCTCACTCCGACAGACATCTCTACAGCAGAGCAGAAAGGATGCATCGTTCTCAGCACAAACACGAGCGGGCAGATCTGGATCGACAGCGCAATCAATACGCTGGTAAGCCCGGCGGATAATCAGGATGACGGTTGGAAAAAGATCAGAAGAACAAAAACGAGATATGAACTGATTACCCGCTGCAATGACCAGGCTGATGCTTTGATCGGAAAGGTGGATAACGATGTAAACGGACGGGCTACGGTTGTTAGTCAGCTGCAGGGCGTCATCAATGCGATGATCAACGAAGGTAAGCTTGTATCCGGTACCGCATCCGAGAATACCACATATCAGTCCGATGGTGATTATGCATACATGGATATCCAGGTGATCGACAAGGATTCCATTGAGCATCTGTATCTGACATACAAATTCCAGTTCTCGAGCAGGACAACTGAATAAAGGAGGGAAACTAAATGGCTATTAACGAAAGAGCATCATCTGATGCGCGTCATGCGCGTACCGGCAAGGACGCCGGACTCTACAATGGAACCGGCGATCTTCTGGCTTCCATGGAGTCTTTTCAGGCAAAGGCTACATACAACAATGTGAAGTATAAACCTATGGGAGATCCGCAGGAGCATGAGACCAGTGACTCTTACGGAATCACGATCACTGTTACAGAAATCGTGATCGAAGATATCGACATGTTCCGTGAACTCATGGCATCTATGAAGTCTGGAACAACACCGCAGTTTGTATTCCAGGGCGTTCTCCAGGGGCTTAATGGATCCGAAGAGCGCGTTGTGTACAGAGAGTGTATCCCATCTGGCGACATTGATCTCCAGAACGTTGCGAATGGAGATGTTATCAAGCGTAACTGGAACTTCTTCGTCAACGGGAAACCGGATCTCCAGAAAGAACTCTCAATCTAAATCGACAAATTTAACGAAGGGTGGCCGCACGGTCATCCTTCAATATTTTAAGGAGGATATGCAATGGCAAGTTTAGCAAAAACAGCAGATAAGGCGGAAAATACGCAGGAAGTTCGCGAGGAAGAATTTACTGAAAAGGAAACACAGGGGCAGCTTTTGACGGTTGAAAACGATTTTATTGCCGGAATGTTGGCGGCGGCTGCCTATAAGACGGACGAAATTGTACAGTTCGATATCGTTCGCGGAGGGAAGCTCTACTTTTCGTTCAGAATTCACGCCCTCGGAGAAGAGGAAGCAAACAAGTGCCGCAAGAAGTATACAAAGTATGTTCGGAATAAGCAGATCGGCATCAAGTTTGCGGAAGAGACAGACAATGCAAAATTCCGTTCCTCACTGATCTACCATGCAACGGTCGAAGATGACCGTACAAAACTTTGGGATAATCAGCAGGTGTGGGACGGGCTTAGAAAGCAGGGCGTTCTTGTCGTGACTGCGCTTGATGTTATCGAAGCGGTGCTTCTCGGCGGAGAAAAAGACAGAGTCATTGATGAAATCAATAAGCTGAGCGGATTTGATTCCGAAAACCTGGAAGAGGTTGAAAACAAGATGGAGGAAACAGCAAAAAACTGATCCGAGCAGGAGGAAAAACTACCCTCTTGCACCAAATTTTTCAGCGGTTAGGCATAACTCCGGATGAAGTATATGCAAAGCCGGCTGGCGTGCGGGCGTTTATGTTCGCGTCTATGAGAATACGTCTGGAAGATGACGAGAAAGGAGGAAGAGCGGGTGGCGACTAAGGTTATTAAAATTGAGATTCCAATAGAGACTAAAGACAATACCGGACAGGTTGTTGACAGTATATCCGAAAAGATGGAAGGCCTTGACTCTGCGGCGAAAAAGGCGCAGAAGAGTATGGAAAATACTGTGAACAGCGCAAATAAAGCTGCGAAAGGTTTTGAAAATGCCTCTAAGAGCGTCTCCGGGTTTGAGAAATCGGTCGGGAGTGGTTTTGATGCGGCTTCTAAAAAGGCGTCTGGTTTTGAGAAGTCTGTAAATCAGACGAAGAAATCACTTCTTGCAATGCTCAAAGAGAAGTATCAGATTCTTCTTGAAGCGAAGGATCGGATTACACCGACTGTGAAGCAAGCAATAACCTATGTGAAAAGCCTGACCTCAAAAGCGTGGAAGGTTACGCTTAAAGCGGTAGACCTCGTGACATCCCCCGTCAGGAGGGTGTTCGGGTTACTGCAAAGCCCGCTTGTGGCAGCCGGAGTCACGATATCTGCCGGCGCCGGTATTGCGGATACGGTTAAGACATATGCGGATTTTGAAGCTGCAATGTCAGAAGTCAAGGCAATATCAGGCGCTACAAGCGAGGAATTTGCTCAGTTGACTGAAAAGGCGAATCAGATGGGAGCTGTCACGAAGTTTACTGCTTCTGAATCGGCAGAAGCTTTTAAGTACATGGCTCAGGCAGGCTGGGACGCAAAAGAGATGATGGACGGTATCGAAGGTCTTATGTCCCTGGCGGCCGCCTCTGGAGAAGATCTTGGAACTACGTCCGATATTGTAACGGACGCATTGACGGCATTTGGAATGGCGGCGAAGGACAGCGGACGGTTTGCTGATGTTATGGCTATGGCTGCTAATGCAACGAATACCGATGTCGCAAAAATGGGCGACACGTTCAAATACGTTGCACCGGTTGCCGGAGCCCTTGGGTACAGCATAGAGGACACAGCGGTAGCGATCGGTCTTATGGCGAACAATGGTATTAAAGCATCGCAAGCGGGCACCAGTTTGAGAAGCCTGCTCACCAATCTTACCCATCCTGTTGGTCAGGCTGAGGATGCAATCAACGACCTTGGTATCAGCATAACAAACGCTGATGGATCAGTTAAGCCATTATCACAGACCCTTCAGGAATTAAGATCGAAATTCAGCGCATTATCTGAGGCGGAGAGAGCCCAGTACGCTGCGATGCTGGCGGGGCAGGAAGGAATGAGCGGGCTTCTGGCCATCGTAAATGCCTCTGATCAGGATTTTGCAGATCTTACAGAGCAGATTAACAACAGTTCCGGAGCTGCGCAGGAGATGGCAGATATCATGATGGATAATCTTGCCGGAAAATTTGAACTGTTCACGGGAGCCCTTGACTCCATGAAAATGTCTTTAGGTGAGAAGTTTAAGCCATATCTTATGGAAGCGCTCGACTGGCTTACTGACAAAGTTCCGGATGTGGAAAATGCGCTCCTTACAGCGATGAATTCTTTTGATCGCTTTGTGGAGCAAACAAAGTCAAAAATAGACGAGTTTACAGCGACGGATGAATGGCAGAATGCGGACCTGTTCGGGAAGATCAGTATTGCATGGGATGAATTGGTGGCAGAGCCGTTTTCCGACTGGTGGAATGGATCGGGAAAGGTGAAAGTTGCCGGAGTGGCTCGTGATATAGGCGTAGGCATTGGAACGGCTATTTCCACGGGAATTATGGCTTTGATGGGAATAGATGTTTCATCTGTTGTTGATGAAGGGAGCAGCATAGGGCGCCAGTTTGCCGAAGGCTTTACTGAAGGTATGAACGGTGTCAGCATTGCAGGAGCCCTTGGAACACTTTTGACGGGATCACTTTCAAGCGCAGCAAAGCTTCTTCCGGGAGGAGAGGCACCAGACATTACATCGTTGTTGTCCGCTGCCGCCATCGCGAAAGTGGCAGGCCCAATGTTCAGCCTCGGATCCGGTGTGTTCAAAGCCGGAAAAGGTATATATAAAAGCGCCACGGGCGGAGTGTTGAATAAAGTGATTGGCAATTTCTCAGTAGCAGATGAATTGGCCGGAGTCGGCAATGTGTCTGGAAGCGGGCTCTTGGGCTTGGCCGGAAAGGCTGGAATGGCACTTGGATCTGGAGCGTCTACAAGTGCAGGACTTGCAGCTGCCGGAGGCGGTGCAATACTTGGCGGTGTTGTTGGAGGCGCAACGCTGATAAGCGGAGGCATGGATGCCTTTGATGCGTACAATTCCTACAAATCCGGAAACAAGGAAGCTGCCAAAGCGCAGGGGACGTCTGCCGGACTGAAGGTCGGAGGCGTAGCGGCTGGAGCTGCGGCCGGAGCAGCGATAGGATCGGTAGTTCCGGTTCTCGGAACTGCAGTTGGAGCTTTGATTGGAGCTGGTGTCGGAGGACTTGCCGGCTGGTTTGCCGGAGACAAGGTAAAAGAGGATTACGAGGAAGCTGCGGCAGCGGCGGAAAATCTGGAGCAGAAAAGCAGATATGCCTTAGAAGGTGCAAAATTTGACAGTCAAGAACTGAAAGAAGCTTTTGACGATACGAATGTATCTGCAGAGCAGTTCGGCGCCATGATGCAGGAAGCGACATCGAATAAGATCCGGGATAGCTTCGGGGATATAAAGCTGTCTATGCAGGAAATCCAGGAAGCAGCGAAACAGATCGTGTTTGCGGATCAGGCGGAAGCACTGAATAAATTCTCCGCAGCAGCAGAGACCGCAGACAGTTCTCTTGCTACTCTGCAAAGTTCGTTCCAGACGATGGACAAGTTGAACTGGAAGGCGTCGCTCGGCATGAAGCTTGATGAAGGCGATATATCGGAATATATTTCGGCTGTTGATTCCATGATCGAAAGCTCGAAGCAGTACCTCGAAGACAAACATTATGAAGCGACAGCGGCTATAGATCTTCTGGTTGAGCCGGGAAATGAAACGGATATGACAACAGGGCTAAATCAGATGTATTCGGATCTGCAGTCTAAGATTGAGACTCTTGGCGGCAATCTGAAAGCAAAGGTCAATGTAGCGCTGGAAGATGGAGTGATCACGCTTGACGAGCAGGCAGAAATCACGAATTTGCAGAACCAGATTGCCGATATCACGAACCAGATCAGCCAGGCGGAAACGGAAGCGAGTTTCCAGAGCTTAAAAATTAAATACTCCGGAGCATCACTGGACGCTGACTCTTTCGCTTCTTTGGTATCTGAAATTCAGGCAAACGTGGAGGAAGCGGCATCACAATATGATGAGGCTTTGCAGGTTTCGCTGACAAATCTAAATCTCCAGCTTCAGAATGGAGCGATTTCTCAGGAACAGTTTGATGAACAATTGCAGGCGCTCACCGAAGGGTATCAGGCAAAGATCACGGATCTGTCTGTCAGAGTGGAAAGCTTTGAACTGCAGTCGATTGCAGATGCATTCGGTAGCGAATTGGATGGGATACTTCCGGATCTTGAAGGATCCGTTGCGGAGCGGCTCGGAACCGCGATGCATAATGCTATGTCAAACGGTGTGGATGTGGAAAACTGGGATCTGGCTACAGCGACCGAATGGCTTGATCTGGATGGGCTTTCAGCAGAAACACAGGCAGCCATTACCGAAATGATGAGTCAGGTCGCGGCGTCAATGCCGGATCAGATGACGTCGGCACTGGAGGGAACCAGTGTAGATATGAGCGAAGGCGTAAATAATATGTTGAACTCGTCCATAGAAAATGTGGACTTATCTCCGACAAGTGAAACTCTGGTGAATCAGCTTAACAAGAGCCTTGGAGAGGTTGATATGTCCGAGTCGGGCGCCGGACTGCAGGAAGGGCTTCAAAGTACGCTCATGTCATCGGTCGAGAACGTGGACCTTACAGAGGCGGGAAGTCTAATGAATCAAAAGCTTGGCGAAGCTATGTCTTCTGTAGACATGTCAGAAAGCGACGCCGGTTTGCAGGAGGGATTGCAAAATACGTTGACAGCTTCCCTGGAAAACATTGATCTCTCGGAAGTCGGAGGAATGATGAATCAGAAGCTCGGAGAGGCCATGGCATCGGTTGATATGTCTGAGTCGGGATCCGGACTGCAGGAAGGAATACAGAACTCATTAACCGCTGCGCTTGAAGGGATAGATCTTTCAGAAAGCGCGCAGATGATCAATACCTCTATTGTAACGGCTTTATCCTCAACTGAGGGAATCGATATGAGTGGCTTCACAGCCGCTATGCAGAGTAGCATTACATCTTCGATAGAAGGACTGGACTATTCTGGCGTTACCTCGGCGGTTGGATCTGGAATATCAGACGCTATAACAGCCACGATGGGAACTATCCAGGGATCGATCACAAGTTTGTATAGTTCTGTTGGAGCAGCAATCAACAGCGCGTTTGCGGCCGGATTTACGACGACAACGACCGTGACGATTACGGTTAATTACAAGTTGGCCAATCCATCGGCTACAATTAGTTTTTCTGGCGGTGGATCCGGAACGGCTACTGTAAGCGGAAGCATATCTTCAAATGCCAATGGCGGATTTGCTTATGGTCCGGAGCTTACGTGGTGGGGCGAAGATGGACCTGAGGTAATCATTCCGCTTGGGAGTAAAAGGCGACAGCGGGGCTTGGAACTGTGGGCGCAGGCCGGAGAAATGCTCGGTGTTGGAAAGCACGCTGATGGAGGCTTTATTGGCTCCTCTGGCTCTTTCAATAAAAATATATGGGAGAATACAGAAAGCCTTGCAGAGCCAATGTCAGAGAGCGACAGCGGCACTTCTGATGTTTCGACTGTCATTGACAGCGAGAAAAACTCGGATACCAAAGAAGTAAACCTTAGCGTGACTGTAAATCCGCAGTTTGTGATATCGTCAACAAGTCAGAGAGAAGACGATATCCTGCAAATTATCAAAACGCACATGAAAGAATTGGCAGACGATCTTGGCGGCGAGCTTGCCGATCGCCTGGGTGAAGTTTTCTCGAACATGCCGATAAGTAGTTAAGGGAGGCGCTTTATGGATGTTATTTTAACCGAAGTTGAAAACGGTAAAAGCAAATTTATCTTTCCTAGCCTCCCAGAGGAGGTAAAGGGAACGAATCGGACCAATTATCAGTCTTACGATATTCTGTCCTATGGCGAGGTAAAAATCCCAAAGGGGATGAAGCTTACAGAGATTTCATTCGATGGAATATTTTTCGGAGCAGCGAAAAGGAATGAGTCCATTGTAAAACAATGGATTAAGCCGGCAGAGTGCGAAAAAATTCTGAAAAACTGGCAGGAAAAAGGAACTGTTCTGCGGCTGATGGTCACTGAAACCAATGTTAATATCGATGTTACGATCAGTAGCTTTGAATGTACTGATTACGGCGGATACGGAAATAAGAAATATTCACTGGAGTTTGTGCAATACCGATCCTTGAAAGTTTACACGACAGACGAGCTGAAAATCGTAAAGTTTGTAAAGAAGACGGTAACGAGACCGGCGGCTGCGGCACCATCAAATAAAGGAAGCTACACAGTAAAGTCTGGAGATAACTTATGGAAAATTGCCAGAAAATTCTACGGCGGATCAGGATCAACGTGGACGAAGATATACAGCGCGAATAAATCTGTCATAGAATCAACAGCAAAAAAGCACGGTTATGCAAATAGCGACAATGGGCATTGGATTTTCCCTGGCACAGTTTTTGTTATTCCAAATTAGAAGGAGGACAGGGGAATGATAGATTTGTCGAAGATTCAATACCGCTTTGTCATTATGGACGAAAAGGGAAATCAGTACAATATAAAAGATTATGTGGAAAATCTCGGGTGGGAGCAAGGCGAAGACGAACTCTCCACCCGGATTTCGTTCACAACTAAAAATGAAAAGTCATCAAAAGAAGTGTTTTCGGATATAGCGAAACTCGGGTGTTTGGTCGGAGTATTTGTTTCTGATGGCGTTACGGATGACGAAGTGGCCCGCGGGAACATCATTGATTGGAAACCGGCATACTCTTCGGACGGGTACAAGTTTGACGGAAAGTGTTATGACAAGCTGTACAATCTCCAAGAGAGCCAGGATAATTTCTATTTCCCGGCAGGAACCGGAACAAAATCAGCCGTGACTAAAGTTTTTGATGACTATGAAATTGTTCTTGGATCATATGAGGGTCCAAACGAAACACACGCAAAATTAACATTTAAATCCGACGATCCAGCTAATGTCATCATGGAGATACTGGACGATGCCTATAAAAAAGGCGGCGTGAAATGTGTCGTGCAAGATCGGAAAGGAAAAGCATATGTGGTTCCGTATGCGAACAATAAGACCGTATATCACTTTGCGGCCGAAAATGTAATCAATGCCACACATAAGAGGAGCACTGCAGGAATGGTTACTCGTGTGAAAGTGATAGGTCAGGAGGATGATGATGGAAAAAGCGCGGTGGAAGCTGTGCTGAACGGTAGTACAAAATATGGCGTACGGCAGAAAATAGTTCGAAGGGGAACTGATGAAAGCCTTGAGGATGCAAAGACATCGGCACAGACAATTCTCGATGAAGAGGGAGAAGTTCAGGAGGAGATGACTGTAAAGGCACCTGATATTCCATGGGTGCGCAAAGGGGACCTGGTTCATGTAACGGTTGGAACCATGAATGCGTACTACTATGTTATTGGCATAAGGCATGATGTAGACAGCCGCAGCATGACACTGGATCTTCATGTACCATTCAAAGAATATGAGAAGAAAGCACAGCAGACGGTACAGAAAAAATCTTACAATGTGGGCGATATTGTGAATTTCCACGGCGGAACACATTACGTTAGCTCTTATGCGGGATCCCGTGGATACAACGCAAGAGCTGGACGAGCAAAAATAACCATTAAGAACGGATCGGGGAAAGCCCACCCATGGCACCTGATACATGTGGACAGTTCAAGCAATGTATATGGATGGGTGGACGACGGAACATTTGATTAAGGAGGGATGACGATGGCGTTTGATGGACATGCCGGAACAAACAAACTGGCAAGGACGCTTCATAAAAGAATGAAAAGCATGTCAGACTCTCCCCTTGTTCTTGATTTTGGAAAAATAGAGTCTGACTATGGGCTGATAACAAATACCTTCCCGGTAAAAATTCCAAATGGAGATTATACAGTGTGCCGGCATGTAACAGGTATGTCTCTTGGAGCTTCGGGCGGTAGTCATGGCGGGCATGAATATGGCAACGGTTCACATTCGCATTCCATACCGGTTCCCGGATTATCGCCTGGGGATCATGTGCTTGTGGCATGGGTACAGAATGAAGCGGTAGTCATTGATGTGATCAATTAGGGGAGGTGAAAACATGAACGAAGAAAATACGTTATTTCCCGTGGAGGAATCCCCCGAATTTATCGATGACGGAGATCAATTAGATCGGGATTACCATTATACGGTTGCGTGGGATGTTGAAAAACAGGATTTTGTCCTCAATGGAAAAGGGAAGATGGAGCAGTGCGATGGCGTGGAAGGGTATAAAGTATGGTGTTGCAAAATGGCTCTTACACAGCGATATGACTGCGCAGCTTATCCAGACGAAATTGGAACTGACTTGAACGAGGCTCTGGCAGAGGACAGTGAAAAGGCGGTTGAGTCCGCGATAGAGAGAACAATATCGGAGGCGTTGATGGTGAATCCAAGGACAGAATATGTAAGAAATTTTGAATTTTCATGGTCTGGAGAAGCCGTAAGCGTCTCGTTTACTGTAAAGGGAGTGGATACTGATGAATTCAAAGTTTCGATATGATGATGGGAGGTGAGAAGTGTGAGTTATGAATTTACTCCGCCGGAATTTGTCGATGGTGCAGAACCGGAAGAAATACAGCAGCGTATGATGGATGCGCTTCCGGATGGAATTGATGATATGCCGGGCGGATTCCCGTATGATTTTACAATGCCGACAGCAATAGAAAAATCAGAATTGATCCAGTTTCATCTCGTGCGCACCTTGATGTTAATGTTTCCGCAATATGCATGGGGGAATTGGCTTGATTTGCACGCGGCGGCGGCAGGTATAGAGCGCAGGCCGGCAGGATATGCCAGTGGATCGGTAACGGTTACTGGCGATCCGGGCACTGTTATTCCAGACGGGGCAATCTTCTGCACAGAAGCAACCGACTCAACGCCGGCCCTTGAATATGCTGCTGACTCAATGGCTATTATACCGGAGTCTGGCAGCGTGACTGTTGAGGTTACGGCCGTTGAAGCGGGCAGAGAGTCGAATACAAAAAAGAATACGGTTGTGTTCGCCTTGACAAGTATAAAGGGGCTGTCCACCGTAAACAATCCGGATGACATTACTGGCGGAACGGATGTGGAAAGTGATGAAGATCTTCTGGAACGTATCGAAGAGGAAAACTTCAGAGACGGAGCAACGTTTATCGGAAACGATTCAGACTATATACGTTGGGCAAAAGAGGTCGTTGGCGTTGGCGATTGTATCGTTGTTCCAACATGGAATGGACCGGGAACTGTAAAGCTGATCATTGTAGATTCTAATGGGGAGCCGGCAAATGCCAGGCTGATAGAGGCGGTGTATGACCACATTGTATCTCCACACGATAGATCGCTCCGGCTCTTACCTACCGCATGCGCAGAACTGACTGTCGAAGCCGCAACAACAAAGAAAATATCTTACACTTGTACTGGCCTTGTGTATGATGACACTACGGATATTCCAACAATCGTAAGCCAATTCAAGGAACTGGTAATGAAGGAATACTCAGAAGCGAAAGTGGAAGGAATTTTGGTCTACAACCAAGTCCGCCCTCTGATAACAGATATTCCGGGAGTGTCTGATTTTGATACATTCCTGATGAACGGAGCAGAGGAAAATATTCCCCTTTCTAATGACGAGTATGCAGCAACAGATCAGGTTGACTTTAGTTGAGGGGAGGGAATGCGATGAATATTGAAAACTTTCCTACATCTGAAGCGGCAAAACGAATGATGGGATACATAACCGGGAATGGATTTTATGACAGGTCCTACGTTGGGAAATGGATATTCCAGGTTATGGGAATAGAGATGGATGAAGCCCGCCGGATCATTGAAGATGAATTACCCTATCAGGCATTCCCGGAAACAGCAACATGGGGGCTTCGATATCATGAAGAGAAGTTCGGACTTCCGATCAGAGAAAACCTAAGCCCGGAAGAACGTCGAAAGCTTATTCTGGATAGAAGAGACACAAAAGCTCCAATAACACCATGGAGATTGGAAAAGATGGTGAACAGCGTCCTTGGGTGCGATGTAAAGGTTGTTGATATTCATGAACCTGATAATAAGATAACGCATCCGAACACATTCGTTGTTTATCTCGAAGGAGAAGGAGCATTCAGTCTACAGAAAGGAATTGATAAGATCAATGATGCAAAGCAGTCACATACGTCATATGAGCTGCATGTTCGCTTGGCTGTCTTTGTCCTGGTTGAGAACATCCTATTTAATCGTATGACGGTTCGGTTGCCGATCACATGGTGGGGCGCTACGTGGGATGGAGAGTATCTTTTTGATGGAAGCATATATTGTAATGCCCGGCAACCGCCATTTTTTCGTATGGCAATACCATTTGAAATTCCGAATATTATCAAAGTTGAAAACCTTCGGATTGTCCACAGGGTGGTAAAAATAAGCGACTACGGCGATCTTTTAGTAAAAATGGTCCATCGAATTCCGATTACATGGTGGGGCGCATCTTTCGACGGCAGGTACCTTTTCGACGGGGAGGCGCTTCTAAATGCGGTTCGTCCACCAGATTTTAGGGCTGTCACATATAACCTTGATGCCGATCATGCGGAGGGTGTGCTGTTTGAACACACAAAGATTTCGGCCGTAGAAATAAAAAATGAGAATGAATGCAAGATCAGGGATGTCCATAGAGCATCTTTTCTGTGGACAGACTATGTGATTACTTTTGATGGAGAGCTATCGTTTGATGGCGATGAAACATTTTCGCAAGAGTCGCCGCCCAAGATAGTATCTATCACACACCGCATGGATGCTGAGAACGTGGAGGACTTTGGCGTAGTGCTATACATACCGTCGAAGGCTGCGCGCTTTAATGGGGTGCTGAATTTCGATGGCACAAATGATTTCAATTCAGGAAGGGAGGACCTGTAATGGCAGGAACTACAGTAACAACAAAAGCAAAGAAAAAAATGTTAGAGGCGAGAGCCGGCATAGCTCCGCTGAGTAAAATTGTCGGTATGGCTTTCGGTACCGGCGGGGTAAACGGATCGGATGAAATTGTCCCGCACTCCCCGGACCAGAACGCTCTGCACAATGAAGCGTTTCGGAAAGCTGTAGATGGATACGAAGTAATATCCGATACATGCATCAGGTATAAATGTACTCTGTCCGAAACCGAATTGGCCAACACCTATATTTCGGAAATCGGTATTTACGATGCTGATGGAGATATGGTGGCCATGAAAGCCTTTATGAAAAAGGGCAAGGATGCTGATATGGAGGTTGTATTTGAGTGCGATGATACTTTCTAACGTATTTCGATATTTTGCAACATGTTGAACACTTTTTTTAGATAAATATTATCATATGGAGGTAGATTATGGCGAATTTTGATATATCTGGCGCCAGATTCAATGAGCAGCTTCGCATGCTCGAAACAACGGATCCAGTACATGCGGATCTCATGAATGCCATGTTCGGGCAGCTCATTAAAAATGACGTGGCTATGCGTGATGCGGTAAGCGTATTTGCTAAGACAAAAAATGAACAGGCTTTGTTCCTGCTCAATCTTAGACGAACCGGTAAGCGGTATGGTGTGCATTTTGATGCATATAGTGTAAGCCCTGCATCCACAGGAACGAGGCTTTATGACGCTGTTGGGAAAGTGGCCACTCCGTCCACGGATTCGGTACGTGGAATAAATGACTTTGAAGGAGAGAGCGTATTCTACGGACTGGAAGTAAATGGATATGTGGACGCTGATGGCGAATTCGTCGTGCAGTACATCAAAGGGATTGACAATGAATTCTCCAGAACCGATGAAGATAAAGATGTTTATATGCTTTACCTCACACAGTGGATCCAAATGGAAGTGACCGCAACCGGAGAGAATATTATTCTTTCAGATGAAAACCATCCCGGATCGTTTCCGGAAGGAGCTGCTATCCGGCCGGATGGAACGGTGAGGCCGTTTGTTCCGATCGCAAAATATATGGCATGGGATGACACTTCCGGGATCCCGCATTCGATCAGCGGAAAGACGGTAAACCATAACCAGAGCCACAACAATATGATTACTCGATTCCGGAAGAAAGGAACCCAGTATTGCGGAACTACTGCACAGGATAAAGCGCATCTGGACAATTTGTTCATGGTGGCATTTGCGACCAGACATACACAGTCGATTATGACAGGTTGCACGTCATATTATTATCAGTATAAGGCAAGCGTGCAAGAAGCTGATGTAGAGCGGATTATTATCACTAAGGCACAGGCATCTAATTTGATCGTAGGCTCTATCGTGTCCATTGGAAACGCAACGTCTCTTTCGGATGGTACTCCATATATTGACCGTGGCGTTTCCGGGATGCATGCAAAAGCAAATAGGGTAAAGATTACTTCTATAGAAGAATATGACGAGTCAAACAGCGCTGTATATGTTGACAATGGAGGCGTAAAGTTCTCGACTGCATCTACGATGATTGATGACAGTGTAGAAAGCCCTACTTATATTTCTACGATGCCATGGCGGACCGGAACCTGCGATAACGTACTTGGCTCGTGCGGATCGCCGGTTAGCAATACTAACAGCAAGTATCCATATATCCTCTTTGGCGTTGAAATGTTCCTGGGATTCTACGAAGTTATCAGTAATGTGATTATGAAAATCACAAATCATGTGATGACTCCACAGATCTGTTACGATTGCACGAAGCTGGCCACATCAGTAACGGAAGACTATGTACCGGTCGGCTATTCGGTTGCAGATACAGACGCTACATGGAAGTATATCAGCAAACTGGGATACGATCCTGATAACCCTTGTGTGCGGCATGGTGTAGAAGTAAATGCGTCCAGTTCGACAGGATATGCGGACGGACAGTACACTAATGATCTTGACGCAACTTCCGATGCGACGAGAGAGTGGCTCTCCGGCGGCACCCTGTCCGGCGGGGCTTACGCGGGCCGGTTCTCCGCGAACCTGTACCACGCCCTCTCCAACGCGTACTGGAACTCCGCCGCCCGTCTTTCTGCTTCTGGACGGTGCGCCCAGAGCGCAGCGTAGGCGTGCCGTTGGGGGTGAATTGCGAAGCAAGAGGGGATCTCCCCTCATAACTGCAAATAGAATAAGGACTCACACCGCTATTGGCTAGGCTCTCCGGCGGCAACCTGAACAACGGGGCTAACGCGGGCCGGTTCTACGCGAACCTGAACAACGCCCTCTCCAACGCGAACTGGAACTACGCCGCCCGTATTTCTGATAAGGTGTTTTGCGGTGTGTTTCGCCGCCCTTGAGGCGGCTCGATTTTTGACTTGGGCGGAACGCCCGAAATTTCTTGAACCAGCATCGGGTGCCGGGTAAAACCGGCGCCCGGCCATGCGACGGAAGTGGGCGCATGTGGGGGTTAGTAGTAAAACCGAAAGCCTTTGAATACAGAAAGAAAGAGGACTGGATTTTTTGAAAACTTATTGTAAGAGAAAAGACATATCGAATATCGATTTTGTTAAGAGCTGCATAACACCTTTTCTGCACGAACGACTGGACAAAAGCAATGTTGCTAAGCTGTTTGCCTATTACAATGGAATCAGTAACACGAAGTCAAGGAAGAATATTGATACATCTCCGGAATATGTATCTGATACCATTGATAAAATTGCTGAAAGCATTTCTGAAAATTTAAAAAGCAGGACCGTTGTTGAACATGTAATATCTGTGACACCGAATGAAGCTATTGTTACATATCGGGAAATTGTGGATGGAATCAGTGGTAAACGGAGGGAACTCGGACTTGAAAAGCTCATATTTCAGCTTTACGAAGTGATAGCGCGGGATGCCTGTCAGGAAATGTTTGATGCGAAAATAGGCGAATTTCAGGTTTCGTCGATAAAAGGGAAGGGGCAATCTTACGGGAAAAAGTATATAAAAAAATGGATATCGAAGGATCCCGAAGGAACAAAGTTCTGTGCGAAAGCAGATGTCAGGAAATGTTATCCAAGCATACCGCACAACCGGCTGAAAGAACTTCTCCACAGAGATCTCCGAAAATCAAGGGAATTACTGTATTTGCTCGACTCGATCATATATTTGTATGACTGCGCAAATCAGCAGCTTGGACGGAAGGAACTTTGCGGAAAGGGCATCCTGATCGGCTCCCCTCTGTCAAAAGATTTGAATAACTATTATATGTCGTATCTGTACCATTACATTTACGAACAGCTCGCCATAACAACTGTACGCCGCGGAAAAGAGAAGCGAACCCGCCTTGTATCGCATGCAATGATTTATGCCGACGATATTGTTGTGTTCGGAGGGAACAAGAAACATTTGCATCAGGCAATGAAGCTGATTATCGAGTTTACAAGAAAGTTTCTCGGTCTTGAGATCAAGCCAACATGGGAGAAATTCCTTGTGAGTTACAAGGACTCTTCCGGGAAAACCAAAGGCAGAAACCTCGATTTTATGGGATTTGTTTTTCGTGGTTGCGAGGCGTTTTATCGTGAGTATGGAAAGGTAAAGAAACGGTTGAAAAAGGTCGTTGTTACAGTGAGAGACTCCATTTTTTTGAGGGCAAGACGGAAATTTTATCTGTTCATAAAGTTTATACTCTCAAAAACAGTGGTAACAAAGCATAAAGCAATGTCGTTGCTTGCATATAATGGATGGATAAAAAATAGCGACTCACACAAATTTCAGCGTAAAGAACACTGGAAAGAGGTCCTGAACATCGCAAAGCGCATGGTAAGCCGATATGAAAAAGGGAAACCTTATGAAACCGAAAAATATTATAAGAAAGTGAGGAAGATATATGCATAAAACAAATAGTCCTGCAACGCAGGGAAAAATTACATATGTAGAGCTGCCGGATGGATCCGTGGATGTCTGGATCAGGAAGAATGAACAGGAACTGCCGGAAACAGAAGAGGGATCAGCGGGATTTGAAGCAGACGAGATATATTTCAAGCTGTCCTCTGCAGCTGTGGCATCTAAGGAGGAAATAGAAGCGGATATTGATTTCTGGTTTACAAATCTGGAAGAGGCGCAGGAAGGAGAAATTTCTGACTTCTTGTCTAAAGAGAATTACCGCGCAAAGATTCGCGCCGCTCTTTCGGCTGCATGCGAACAGATGATAGTATCCGGTGTTGATGTGGATCTGTCCGTGGGAACGGAGCATTTCAGCCTGACGCAGAATGACCAGATCAATTTGTTCGGAAAACAGGCACAGTTGGCTTCTGGCGCCGAACAGCTTGAATACCATCAGGATCAGACACCTTGTAAATACTATTCGGCAGAAGATATGCAGAAGATCATCGCCCATGCAATGGCGTGGGTTTCTTACCATACAACATATTGCAACAGTGCATTTACATGGCTGGAAGCTTGCGGTAAGGCATCGGATATGGACGCTGTGAAGTACGGTGCTGAGATACCAGAGGAGTATTGCTCCGAAGTATATAAGGACTATAAAAAATGATGGAGGAGTAAGATGAAAGCGGCTTTAAAAACACTTTTTAAATACCTCTTCCTTTTTCTTGTTGGCGGTACTGTATACGTGATCATCGAGCTTGTGTGTCGCGGCAGAAGCCATTGGACTATGGCTGTCGTTGGTGGGATATGTTTTATCCTTTGTGGTCTTTTAAATGAGGTCTTCACATGGGAATCCACGATATGGTTTCAGATGTTGATCTGTAGCTTGATCATTACGGCGGTAGAATTTATAAGCGGGTTGATTCTGAATATCCATTATGGACTTGCCATATGGGATTACAGCAATATTCCATTTAATATCCTTGGCCAAATTTGCCTGCCATTTACGATATTGTGGTTTTTTATTTCGGCGGCGGCTATCATATTGGATGATTATTTAAGATATTGGTTTTTTGGGGAGGAAAAGCCTCACTACAGAATTAAGCCCGGAGGTACAAAATGCAGGATGTAGATTCAGGATTTTTGGAGGTTCTCGATACATATATGGATATGGTCGAGAAACAGGAGGAAATCATATACCGACTGTCGAAAATTGTGCAGAGGCAGGCATATGAAATCGCGCATATGAAGAATATTTGTGGATTCACAGATGAAAAAACGCCGGAAGAAATTGAGGAAACTCAACTGGCACAAGAAGCTTTGGCAAAATACGAAGAACTTAAAAATATGGATTAAAGAGCCGGCGGCTCTTTATGCAGGAAAAAGATCGGGAAACCGGTCTTTTTTTGATGAAAAGAGGTGTGGATCATGAACCCAATAAGAGCAGAACCGAATACAGAGACAACCGGAACATGCAAAACCTGATAGGAGAAAAACGATGATAGAACATTTTATACAATCTTTCGGAGATATCAGTGTTGGACAGGCTGTAATTGTCATTTCGGCGATTGTTTTTCTGGTGATGGTATATAAAAAGCTCAAAGAATACATATCGAAAAAGGCGCTTGATGAACAGAAAAATAACGAACAGATCCAAAAGGTTATTGATCAGGCGAAGCAATATCCGGTATGGCATCAACAGAGTATCGATATACGGGAAAATCTCAATACGCTAATCAGCAATTTGGATAAAAAGATTGACAAATTACAATGTTCATCTGATCAGGGGATGGCTTACACATGGAGATATAGGATCCTTCGCTTTGACGATGAAATCCGGCATGGAGAAAAACACAGCAAGGAGCATTTCGACCAGATAATCGAGGATATTGACAAGTATGAAGATTATTGCAGAGATCATCCCGAATTTCCGAACAGCAAAGTAGTATTCGCAATTAGAAACATAAAAAACGTGTATCAAAAGTGCACGGATGAATGCACTTTTTTATAAGGAGGAGCTTTTATGGAATTATTAGAATTTATTAAACAGATCCCGTTACCGATCCTGATTATTGTTCTCGCAATTCTGGTAATAGTTACGATCGTAGTTGTGGTTCAATACATCAAGCAGAAAGGGCTCGACGGAATCAGGGAAGATGTCTATCAGCTTATTTTAAAGGCTGAGCATATGTACAATGAATCTGGTGCAGGAAAACAGAAATTTGAGTGGGTTATTCAGCAGGCCAGGGGACTGCTTCCGAAATGGCTGCAGATACTTGTCCCGGAAAGCGCATTAGAGAAATTGGTGCAGAAATGGTTTGAAGGAGTCAAAGATCTTTTAGATGACGGAAAAGTAAATAACTCTCAAAATAAATGATGAAAAGCGCATGTGGTCAAAGGCCGACCAACATGCGCTTTTTTTAGATAGGAGAAAGCATGACAGAAAAAGAATTTATTGAGATGATCGGTCCGCTGGCGAGCAGGGATATGTCCGAGAGTGGCATCTTGGCATCCATCACCGTGGCGCAGGCGTGCTTGGAATCCGGATACGGCAGCACAGAACTTGCGGTCAAGGCAAATAATCTGTTTGGAATGAAATGCTCTCTGTCCGGAAATACATGGGATTCCGTCTGGGATGGAGTAAGCAAGTATACGAAGAAGACCAATGAGCAGAAGCCGGATGGAACGGTATACATCATCACGGCGGACTTCCGGAAGTATCCGGATATTCTTACGAGCATCAAAGACCATTCGTGCTATTTGAATGGTGCTATGAATGGCGGCATGAAGAGATATGAGGGGCTGTCTGGAGAGAAAGATTACCGGAGGGCCGCGGAGATAATTAAGGCGGGCGGATATGCCACGGATATTTCATATGTGGACAAACTCTGCAGCCTGATTGAGAGATGGAATTTAACACAGTATGACAAGGAGGATACAGGTATGAGTAACAGTAGTTTAGTAAATTGCACAGTCAAAAGTCCTAATCACAGCGGAGCCAGAACGCACGCGATCGACCGGATTACTCCCCATTGTGTAGTAGGACAGCTTTCGGCGGAATCTATTGGAGGATGTTTTGATAGTTCCAATGTCCAGGCTTCCTGCAATTATGGCATCGGGAAGGATGGGAGAGTCGTGCTTGTTGTGGATGAATGCAACAGAAGCTGGTGCTCTTCCAGTAATGCAAACGATCAGAGAGCGGTAACGATTGAGTGTGCAAGCGATATGTCACATCCGTATGCCATGACAAACGCAGTGTATGAGAAGCTGATCGCGCTGTGTGTTGATATCTGCCGGAGAAACGGAAAGACAAAGTTGCTCTGGTTTGGGGATAAGAACACAGCCCTGAATTACAGTCCGAAATCAAACGAAATGGTATTGACGGTTCATCGTTGGTTTGCAAATAAATCCTGTCCTGGGGATTGGCTGTACTCCAGGCTGGGCGATGTGGCAAACCGTGTAACCGCACAGCTGAGCGGGAGTTCCGGCGGAGGAACAACCGGTGGCGGAAGCACAGGCGGCGGTTCAGGAAACTACAAGACCGGTATGTACAAAGTCAATGTCGGCGATCTCAACATCCGTAAAGGACCTGGAACAAACTATGGTACCAACGGTGTTATTACCGACAAAGGAACTTACACAATTACTGAAATCCAGAACGGATCTTGGGGTAAGCTCAAATCAGGCGCTGGTTGGATTAACGTCAGTACAGCCTACTGCTCATATGTTGGAGCCTCATCAGGTGGAGGCAGTTCTTCTGGCGGCGGCTCTGCTTCTGGCGCTTCTTATAAAACCGGAACGTATAAGGTCAACGTTTCGGAACTCAATATTCGGAAAGGTCCTGGAACAAATTATGGAACGAATGGATCCATCAAAGATAAGGGCGTGTACACGATCACAGAAATTCAGAACGGCTCATGGGGCAAATTAAAGTCCGGGGCAGGATGGATCAATGTCGATAAGGCATACTGTACTTATAAGGGTGCGGCGGCTTCCTCTGGCGGCGGATCCTCTTCATCTGGAAGCTTCAAGGTACAGGTCAACATTTCAGATCTGTATATCAGAAAAGGTCCGGGAACGAACTACGGGAAGAACGGATTCTGCCCGAAAGGCGTCTATACCATTGTTGAGACAAAGAGCGCCGGCGGGTATACATGGGGCCGCTTAAAGAGCGGAGCCGGTTGGATTGCTCTGGAGTATGTAAAAAGAGTATAACTTTTTCGCCAAAGCTCCAATAACCTAATTTGATATAATCTATCATTTCTCACTATGAACTACCATTATATGGTAATTTATAGCGGAAGGAGCAATGGCGAATGATAAAGATTTTACTGTCGAAAAAGCTTGGCGAGTTGCGGCTGACGCAGGCAGATCTTGCCCGAGCTACCGGCATACGTCCGAACACAATCAATGAGTTGTACCACGAACTCGCGGACAGGGTGAACTTGGAGCATTTAGATCTGATATGCGAAGCACTGGACTGTGAGTTAGACGAATTGATCGTACGGATACCGAACAGGGAATCTAACATTACTCATACGAGGCGTGGAAATCAAAAAACGCATGAAAAGTGTCGCTGCAACGACACGAGCAAGAAATGAGGAAGAGAGGGGTTACACCCTCTCTTTTCCCGTTTCCTCCCGATTCCGAATAAGAGATTCGATTAGATAATTTTCATCAAGGTGGAAATCTGCGTATCCGCTCAATATAGTACGCATGTATTGTTTGGACGGGACTCCCGGAGTTGCGTCGGAGCGCATGATGTATACCATTGCTTTGACTCTTGAACCATCTTCGAGGTGAACATATATATTTTTCTTTTGATAAAAGCTTGGATATCCCTCATACATATCTAAAGATCTTTCGTTGTCCGCGGTGATTTCCCATATTCCAACGGGAACCCGGAATCCCTTTTTGTAGCGTATAGATGCGTATGCTCCGGTTTTGCTTCCTCGGTATATTAACTGCCAGTTTTCCAGGTGGCCGGAATAAACCGGCCGTGCTCCTGGGCATCTATATTTCATTTGCATTTTATCTAAATTGCTTCCGTATGCCACATATAATTTCATATCAAAACCTCCTCAAATTTATTAAGCTGCAGCTTCTACAGCATTATCTTTCAATTTTTTTAACAAATGATATCTGCATGTCTTAAACTCATCCCCATACAATCCAAGTCTGTTTGTTAATATGTGATACATCAGAGTTGCTTTTTGGGTGGATGAATATCCGGAAACGCTTCTAAAAACGACGCGACCTGTTGATTCGATCGCCCACGCCGACAAAGCGAGGCAAAACTGCACATATGCTTTTATTTTTCCGGCATGTAATGTACTGTTGAATAACCTAAACTCGACCGTGCTTTTGGAGAAAAAGCTATGGAGATTGAGCGCGTGATACCTTGTTTGATTATAATGTTCGTAGCTGATGCCACCGCAATAATCATCGTTTGAATCACTGTACCAAATTTTCTCAATGTCATTTTTGCTGGGGTCCTTGCGGTTTTTCATGGCGGTATTCAGCTCCTGACATATCGGTCTGCACCAACTGCTTTTTCGATCCTCAACGCCCAAGGCTTCATATATTATGTCCTGCCTTGAGTACATGAAGTTTACCATGCGCCGTAAGGAGTCTGCCGTATGGTTCGCTCCATCAATGTGAATATGAATTCCGCAACTGCTGTGGGGAACCCCTCCGATTTCCTTGAACTTCCTTATTATAGTCTGCAAAGTTTCGATATCGGAATAATGCAGAGGCGGTGTCACAAACTCCACCCTATATTCATCTCTATCCTCATTCCCTGATTTTCTGATCGGAGAGATAGACGAATCTCTCATAACTTTCCACTTTCTTCCGAGATTATCTGTTATGATCCGTGTATAGTATGCATCGTTACGAGGACCGGTTATGGAACCTCCCACAACACTATGTACGGCTCTGGCCGCCATGGACCTAGTGATTCCGGTAAATTCCACCTCAACACCAAATTTCTGATTCCTTAAAAGTTCTGACATGATTTTTCCTCCTTTTCATTCGCCGTCTACGAATGTATGTTCTTATTTTTGTGGTTTTATGTTAATATATGTACATGGCGTGTCAATAGGAAAATTAAAAAAGTTAGAAAAAATATTTAACAAGTTAGAAAAAATATTGACAATTATAGGGAAGTTTTGTATTCTATAAAAAAGGGAAGGAGGAGATGATTGAAAATGATAACGTATAAGCCTCTCTGGAAAACACTGATCGAAAAGGGTATAAAAAAGACGGAGCTGCGAGAGATGGCAGAGTTCAGCAGCGGAACATTAGCGAGAATGGGGAAGGATCAGTACGTTGAGCTGAAGCATATTGATAAGATCTGCCAGGTCCTGGACTGCGAAATCTCGGATGTAATAGAGATTGACAAGGACTCCAGAAAAGAATAA